CCATTCCCAGACATTAATCATAGGACACAATATAAACTTCATTGTTTTAATAAAATCAATATTATCTGACATTGCTTTACGCTTTGGATTATTACAACAGTTAACCTGTATATCGGTGCGACTACCTCTATCGTTATATAAACTTTGAGGTACAGGAAAATTTTGATTAATACGAGCTACTAAATCAAAAGAATCAATATTATCTCCTTGATCTTTTACATGAGGAGAAGAACATACGTAAGAAATAGTCTTACCTTCTATTAATTTCGCTAATTGCTCATTACGTTTATAGTTAGTATACGTAGTAGTGTTTAACGCTTTCATTCTCGGGTCATGAAAATGAGCTTCTGGAGTAGGAGAACTAGAACTCCATTTGATAGCAGGTACTGAATGTTTTATGTTAATAATATTATCATCTAAACCTTCATACCATATAGACTTATTGTGATGCCATCTACTTAATTGGTATTCAGTATTATCAACCATTAATTCTGACGGTACTATATCACTAGCAGTTGTATTTTGTACACATATAATAGGGTTAATAACAACACGATTATTTTTAAAACTCTTATCATATATAACATCTATAGGTAATACTTTTGCAAGTCTATTTTCTTCCATATAATAAGCAGGGTCACTAGGTATTTTGCTAGTAATTTTTGCTATCATATTTTTATTATAACCTATACTCTGAGTAGCCCAGACTTCTCCTGAAGGTTTGTCTAAGTGAGCTGTTAATTGAATTAACTTAGTATTAAAAGTAGCGCCTAAATAAAATAAATCCCAATCTGTAGTTTGTATTTCGTTATATAGTTCCTCAAAATTAATATTATCAATATGATTTTTTACAAACGTAATATCATCTTCTAGTACTAATATTCTATTATAATTATTATCTATTGCATCTTGACAACATTTAACATGACTTAAAATACAACCTAAATGACCTAGGCTTGAAGTTCTAGTTCTATTATTAATTACATCTGTATATTTATCTTTTAAATAAACACCAGATATACGTTTATAGTTGATGTTATAATGAGATAGAATCTCATTGACCTGTTCCATTCGGTCAGGTCTAATATCTAAATTTATAACATATACTTGATCGAAATATCTCGTTATAAATTTAGTAAACGAAGAAACCCCATTACGTTTAGCCATATTTTATTCTCCATTATAGTCCTCAACATACGGACTTAAATTATCAAAATTACAGCTTAGCTTTGCTCGGCGATCCTTTTCATCATTAATTAATGGGCAACATTCTCCTGCTCCTTCTACTAACTGATAAAACAGTATTAAACTTAAAATTTCCGCAGTATGAAAATGTTCAGTTTCAAGTATACATTCAATGACTGCATCATCAAACGGGAGTCTATCTGTATGTCTTAAATTAACTGAAGGCTTACCTGTAATAATACAACACGGAACATCATTGTTAACAGACCAATTCAATGCTCCACATATATTTTTTGAAGTACCTGTAGAAGATAAACCAATAATAAAAGCATTATCTTTATTAAAAGTATTTTTTATATGTAAATTATCTAACCACTTAACAAACAATTCTTCATAACCATTATCATTAGCTATTGAAGTAAGATAAGTCGGGCTATCTAAACTAATTACATTTTTAGTTGTTAATCTTGAACAGTCTGCTGCGCCATGTTGAGCAACTGCATAATTACCACCGTTACCTAAAACAATAATATTTTGTCGTTCATTAAAGAGAGTTTGTATCTGTTTAAAGGAGTCACTTTCACATATATCTTTAAATTTATTTTCTATACCCTCAAGATTTAACATTTAAATATAATAAGATATAAAAATTTAAAAGCCACTAATTATTTCCGCGGCTACATTATTTTTATTAAATTTTTCTAACTCATTATCAATGTGCCAATAAACCTTTTTTATATTACCTTTAGTATCAACATCAAACTGTAATATTTTTTTATTAGATAGTAAGCCTTCAATTGAAGTACGGCCTAGAAATATACCAGAAACAATATCACATTGTCTATAGTATTTTTCAACTCGCCATGTAGGTTCGTGGGTGATAAAATTCGGGTGTACAGTACTATAGTCGTTTCTACCGACGTGCATAACTTTAAAGTTTTGTTTCTCTGATAGATCTAGCAAATATTTTAAAGGTTTATAACGTAAGTAATCTAAACTACCAGGGAACAAAACAACTTTATCTTTAATACTCTTTTTCTTTTTGCAGTTATTAAAGTTAAACCTACCAAAATCAAAAGGGTTATATATAAGTTTAATTTTACTATTAGGTATTTTTCTCTTAATATAATCAACAATAGACGGTCTTATACCTATGTAACCAGTTATATTAGGATGTATTATCGGCTCTTCTAAATCTAAAACTTCTGAATGAACTATATTAATATTTTTTTTGCTTTTTACATTTTTTAGATACTCCCATATTACTTTACCATGAGAAAATAAAACTAAATCATATTCATTAGAACTTATAAGTTCTTTAGATGGAAAATTTATATTGCTTGATTTATCTACAAGCGGTGAACCAACAAACGGAGAATATATAGAAACAATATGACCTGCATCTCTTAAAGCTGTAGATAATTCATAAAAATATATTTCTGATCCAGTAAATTCTTTATAACTAAGACAACCTATAAGTATATTCACTGTAAGTATTTTAATTGTAAACTACGAAAAAGCAAATAAATACTTAAAGATATGGCTAAACGTATACGCGTTTCCGCGAGTTCTAACTCAACTAAAAAAACCGCTGCTAGTGGTCGTAGAGTTAGCAAAAAAACAAAAATTAGTAAAACTGAAATTACTAATAGTATAGAAAAAAATACATTTCTTGATTATAATATACAACAAAAATACAATCTAACACCAGTACATGAAAATTTCTTAGATGTATGTTTTAAGGATACCTGTAATTTGTCCTTAATAGATGGTCCTGCAGGGTCAGCTAAAACTTACCTATCTGTATATATAGCTCTTCAGCTGCTCCGGACCCATAAAATAGAAGAAATTATATATATTCGAAGTGTTGTTGAGTCTGCATCTAAAAGTATGGGTTCATTACCTGGAGAAGTTGAAGATAAATTCTTACCATGGAGTTTACCTTTATTAGAGAAATTAAATGAGCTCCTAGATAAACCTACGATTAATAACTTAATGTCAGAAAGTTTTATAAAGTGCGTACCCGTTAATTATACAAGAGGATTAACGTTTAAAAATGCATGTGTATTAATTGATGAATCTCAAAATTTAACTAAAGAGGAACTTACTACAATTTTAACTAGATTTGGTCATAATTCAAAATATATTGTTATTGGAGATTCTCAACAAAGTGATATCGGTAATAAATCTGGATTTGATTTAATATTTAAAGCGTTTAATACAGAGGAATCTTTAGAACATGGTATGAATGTATTTAAATTTACGGAACTTGAAATTGTTAGATCAGAAATATTAAAATATATCGTAAGAATACTACAAAAGATAAAAAGTTAAAGATGAAACGTCAATGCTTTACGCATTCTTTCGAATAAAGTTCGTTTATTTTGACCACTCTCAACTAAACGAGAATATTCTAATTTAAATGCTTCTATAAATTCTGGAGATAAATCAAATTTGCGCGGATAAAAAGACCTAATCCGTCTAATCATATATTTTTCACATAATTTGTCATACTCTTGCATTTAAGTATTTAATCTATTATTCTTTTTATCTTCAGCAACTTTTCTTTCCATTTCCTTTTTTATGTGAGAGTTTTCTTCAGGATCTACATCTTTCCATACTTCTTCTAGTTTTTTAATCTCTTCAAGAGTTTCTTCATCTAAAATATTACCAGGAGAGGTAGCTGAACCATCTTCATCTATATATAATTTTAATAATTCTATACGTTCTTCCCTACTACCAAACACCTCGATAATAGGTGGCTTATCATCAACAACAAAAAATGTTGTCTTCGGATTCTGTTCATGTTCTCGGTGTACAGCTTTGAAGATATTATCTATAGATTCTACAATTTCAGAATCTGTATCTCTTAAGTCATCCTCCTCCATTGGTACAGGGGCTACTTTAGTTATAGGAGTAAAAAATATAACATCTAAATTTCGAAAACTCTCTCTTACTAATGGTATACACTTACCAATAAATGCTTCATCTATGTCATTATCTGGCTGCTCAACAGCCCACATACTATATACTAAATTATCTAAAGGGCATCTATCAAAAACTACATTATCTCCTGATCTATATTTTTGAGTTTCTTCAATTTGAAAATTAAGAATTTCCCATTGAGTTTTTTTATTTGTTTTTGATGAGTGGTCGAGATTATTATCTTTGATAATATCTCTATATGTTTTTTTAGGTGTAACATAATTAGGCCACTGTCCTAAAAAATCTTTTATTAAAGTAGTTTTTCCTTGACAAGCTGTTCCACTAATTGCAATCCTCATATTTTTTTATTTATTAAATTATACTTTTAAGGCCATGTCCCATACTAATAGGTGTAATCTAGGGCTAAATTTAAAATGATAAGATTTAGCAAACTCAGCTATTTCTTCTGCTCTTTCAATATGCTCTTTTCTACTACCAGCACAAGGCATTAACCAGACTCTATCATTTGGTATATTAAATTTATGTACATACTTTGTTAATACTTCTTGTAAGTCTTCTTCCTTACTAATAACAAATTTAAAACCAGAATTATTTGTTACATGCCATTTTAATACCTCTGGTTTATATCTTCGCTCCTCAGGATCACCATTATTACTAAGCTTAGGGGATGTCGTAAACGTTGCACCAACTCTTAACCAGTCGCTATGAGGCATAATCGTTGCATTAGTTTCAAAATCAATCCTAGGTACTGTACCCCACTCTACTTCTATATGCTCTAAAAATTTAAGTAATTTAGGTTGCTGTACTAATGGTTCACCTCCAGTAATTTTCCAAATTGCTCCATTCTCAAGAGCTTTTCTGTAACCACCATCTTCTAGATATGTAGTTAACTCTGCAAAGGTCATCTTATTCTTTACACTCCAAGAAATAAAACTATCACAACCATGAGGAGAATCAGCTGAAGCGAAGCCTTGACATGTTAAATTACACATTGATAACCTCATGAATACTGAAGGCCAGCCTACGTATTCTCCTTCGCCCTCAATAGTATAAAATACTTTATCGTCAGATAATAATAATGTTTTATCCTTAAGGTCTTCCTTATAATCGTTCGTCATTTAAATATAAATCTTTAACATCTCTAGGCTCTGGCTTAACCTCTTCCTTTTTTGGTTTGCCCCAATCAATATCATTCCAGTTATCACCGATTTTTGATATATCTTCTTTACGTCTTTTACTACCTTTACTCATTTGATAATCTAATCTCCGTTTCTATACCTTCATAAATAGCAGAATTATTTTCATGTTCAAATATTTCTACTTTCTTACACCAACATCTACCCTTAGTAATTTCTTTTATGTATTCATCTGCTGTCTTGTAACAAAACTCAGCAAATTTCTCAATACCAACTCCACCTTCCATAATACGTAAATCTACAATATCATGCTCATTTAAAGATTTAAAGTTTGCTATTGCTGGGTCAGTAGACGAAATAACTGTAGTATGATCAAATTGAAGTTGGAATATTTTCTTAAGGTTTTTTAAACTACCAAAATCTACAACCCAATTATTCTCATCTAACTCTTTCGCACCGAACCAGAATTTACCGACTAAACGATATCCATGAATAAATCGACAATGAGACTTTGCTTCAGGCTGCCTAAAGGCACAACTACCTAATTCAATAATCTTAGTACTGCTAAAAGACATAAAAGCTATTATAACTGAAGCCTAAAAAAATTCAACTGTTGATTACTTAGCGGCTTCCTATATAATAACTGCATGAGTGAATTATTGCAGTATGCAAACGGTAACTTACCACGGTCTGAAGAAGAGAAAGAAATAATTATTGAGAAAGCAGCATCCGCTTATGAGAAATATATGGACGCTCTAGGTTTTGATTGGAGAAATGATCCTAATAGTTCAGATACCCCGAGACGAGTAGCAAAGGCTTTTGTTAATGACTTAGCTGAAGGTTGTTATAATTTACCACCAAGGATTACAGCATTCGATAATGTGGATAAATATGATGGATTAGTATTTCAAGGTAATATTAAGGTAAATTCTTTTTGTTCTCATCATCATTTACCGTTTATTGGTCAAGCTCATGTATCTTACATACCTGGTAAAGACGGAAAAGTAATTGGACTAAGTAAAATTAATCGAATTGTTGAATGGTTTGCGAGACGACCACAAGTACAAGAAAATTTAACGATGCAAATTCATAATTATATGAATGAAGTATGTAAAGATAATAAAGGTATTGCGGTCTTAGTTTCAGCTAATCATACTTGTGCTGGACTTCGCGGAGTTAAGCATGATAGTATTATGAAAACTGCGAGAATGTCAGGAGCATTTTTAGATAAAACAGATTTGACAAGACAAGAGTTTTACGATTTTATAAGAGACTTAAAGTGAGTCTAAAATTTGTTTGATTTGATCAAGGTCGACATGCTCCGGTATGTCGGCTTTTATTTTGTCAAAATCATCAAAATTATCTCTTATATTACTCGCGCTATATGGTCTACCATCAGGGCTAGAGGATACCTCGACTGCAGATTGTTCTGGGTCAATAATATTAATATCTAACCCTTCTTTTTCAGCCCATGGACTAGCATAAGACCAACGTTTCCAATCATTGTCTTTTTTACTTGCACCTAATACAGCTGTTGTACCAGGGTCTAAAGTTTTAAGAGATTCATAAGCAGAAGTTACAGGAGAAGGATGTTCAGATATACTTATAGTAACGTTATTCAAAGGTTGGGTATATATTTCAAATATTTGTTTTGCTGCAGCGGGAGTAATTAATTTACCGTCTTTAGTTCTTCTTTCACTTTTAGCAGAAGGTGCTGAAATTAAAACATGTATTTGTCCCTGAGGGTACATATTACTATATTGTTCCACCATTTCGTAATGGCCTCTATGAGGGGGTTTAAAACTACCGGGTATAAGTACAACTACTCTATCAGTATCAGCTTCCGCTAAACTGTTTTTTTTTAAATCATCTATAAGAGTATCTATTTTAGAATCAAAATTTTCACTCAAACCATAATCAACAACAATCTTGCGTAATATCTTTGCTATTTCTTTCGCATTTTCTGGTTGTACATCTTGAGTTATAGCTTCTCTTTCAACATCAGATAAACTAACATTATCTAAATCAACAAATAAAGATTTACGCGCTAAATTAACATAAAATGTTTCTCCTTCTGTAGTTAACGGAGCTGGTGCTTCTGGTGCTGGTGCTGGGGCTTCTGGCTGTTCTCCTTGATTTAATTCATCCCCTTCAGCTTCATCTAAAGATTTCAATAACTCCTGTCTTTTCTTTTTTGCTTTTTGAGCGATTTGTTTTTTGACTGGGTCTTTAGTAGTACCATCTTCAACCTCTTTTTCAATACGGTCAATTTCCGATTGATCGGTTTTTGCTGGTTTTTTACCACCATGCATCATTTCATGTATCTTAGAGAGAAACTTACTCATCTTAATTATTTATAGCAACGAAAGCTTATTTCTCATGTCATTGAAGTATGTTTTGTCTAAAAACGTAAGATCATACTTTTTACAGAAATATTGAAGTTTATTAAAATAAAATGGTTTTAATTGTATTTTTTGAAGTTTGCGAGTAAGAATTAAAATAGCTTCTTCTCTTCTACCGTTACACTTAAGATTTTTTTTAAATTTATTGAAGGAAAAGTCTTCTTTTAATATAACAACTGGAAATTTTTTGATAAACATATCTAAGAAGGGCAGATACTTGTTATTAAGATCATTTGATACATCAAAAAATATAACTGGTTTATATTTCTTATTATAATTTTTTAAGATTTCGCAGGTATAATATATAAAATAATGAAATATATATTTTTTGTGTTGAGTATTGTTTAATTTAATCTCTGAATCAAATTCAGATACTTTAGTAATTGAAAGATTATGTATACATTCAATTACAGGAGAAAAATTAACTACATTAAAAAACGAATTCGGTAATTTATAATTTAAGGTCTGGCTTTGTATTAAGTTCTCGAATTGTGCTTGCATTTTTTTTCCAAAAGTCTGTATAACTAATTATAACATATTTGTTAGTATAGCGCAAGAAATTATCAAATCGGAAATAGTGAGATAATTCAACTGGAAATAAAATATAACTACCTTTGCGAGTTACTTTAATTACGAGAAACCAATATGTTCCACTCTCTGCTTGTTCAATCCATTTATTAAGAGTTTTATTATCTGTAAATAGTTGATGATATTCGAATGTTTTGTAACTCTTACACTCAATTTTGAATTTAGACATGCATGGAGGTACCATTATATCTCCATCCATCATGCGCTTTTGATCTTCTGTTAGTCGATCAAGTCTGTGAAAATTAGCGCCTCCAGTATAGGCTCCGGAATTTGGAACTCTAATAAAATTTTCATTAAACGTTTCACTTAAATCTTTAGCAACTTCTCTTTCCCAAGCGTTACCTTTTTGTTTCGCCGCACTAGGCATATATAAGTATATATCACTTAGCTAGATCTTGCAAGTTAATAGCTTGTTTAACTGCATCAATTGGTATTTGGGCTGTCCAGTAATTACCTTCATCTGCAGGCTGTAATTCTGGTAATTTATTTCTATCTAATATGAGTAGATATGCTCTCGATTTTTGTTTATATTCATGAAAAGCAAATCTACCAGCTAATTGAATATCATCTGATACATATGAACCGGTAATACCTTTGCGTGTATTACCAACTCCACGAGAAACAACAAAACCATGTTTATTTAAATTTTTATATTCTGCGGAAGATATTCCTCTATATACTTCATCAGAATTATTTTGTAATTTAGCAATGTTAGCAACGATAGCTTCGTGCTCTTCTCCTTCTGGTGGAAATAATAAGTAGTCATATATACTTTTAGCTTCGTTTAACTTTTTCTTTTTTTTCTTTTTTTTTCGCTTTATTAACTTACCTAATACTTTAGGAATTCTAGCATCCCCGGGAGCATATGTATCACTATCTTCATAATCCCCGCCACCTTGTCCACCAGATGCACCCATATTAGCTGTAGCTGTAGTATTATCAGTTAAATATTGATTTACTATTTCATCGAAGCGATTCATTTTAATTATTTATCTCTATAATAGTAATTAGTTGCATTAAGAGAGATTTAACTATAATAAGTACATGGACGTTGGTGATATTATCAATCAGTACCTCGAAGAAGCTAGCTTAGATACAGATCTAGATAGATTAGAGGTAGTATCTACTCAAGAAAAACTAGTAAATAATAAACATAAATGGTCTGCAAGGTTAATTAACCATAAAATTAAATTAAACAATTATAAAATCAAAAGATCTTCTATTCTTGAGGATAAAATAACTGAGTTTCAAAACACAGAACCTGTAAAAGTTAATAGATCAATTGCTGAGAGAGCTGTTCAAAACAAAAAGGAAATTAAAAATTTAGATTATAAAGTAAAAAATGAACAACTCATAATTGATTATCTAGAAAATATATATAAAAATATAAGCTTCGCAACTAATGATATTAAAAACTTAGTAGAATTAATGAAGCTAGAAACTCAATGATAAAAATAGAGTTTAATTCAATTTCTCATGCTATTATAGATGGTCCTGAACTTAATGTTATAAGGGAGCATTTTAGTGTAAAAAATGAAGCAGTACACTTTCAGCGACGATTCGGTAGGTTCGTACCACCTCGTACGTATGTGATTAGTAATCAAGGTAAAGTAGAACTAGGTTTAATAGAAGAAGTAATAAAATTTTGTACACAAAAACAAATAGAGTTTGAATTACAAAAAGAAATAAAAGAAATACTTTATCCTTCTCTATCTAAAACTCACACTACACCATATGATTTAAATTTAAAACTAAGAGATTATCAACAAGATATAGTAGAGAAATGTATAACCAATGGAAGAGGTACTATAGTATTAGCAACTGCAGGAGGTAAAACTCTTACTATGGCTAGTCTTTTAGAGTTTTATTATAAAAATTATAGTAAGAATTTTAGATGTTTAATAATTGTACCGGATCTAGGATTAACAAACCAGACTAAAAACGATTTTGAAGAATATAAAACATCCTTTTCTACTTCGAAATGGACCGGGAAAGATAAATTAAATTTATCTACTAATGTTATTGTATCTAATCTAGGTATACTACAAAGCTCTAAGCAAGATATATCTTGGATTGAACATATAGATTTATTAATAATAGACGAGGTACACAAACTAAGAAGAGGTAATAAAGTAAACAAAATATTAAAAAAGGTTAAAACCTCTAATCGGTTCGGCTTCACAGGAACCTTACCACCAGATAATTTAGATAAGTGGAATATTTTTGGAAAGATTGGACCACAATTATATGAAAAAATGGCTCATGAATTACGGAAAGATAATTATGTAGCTCCTGCTAAAGTTCATGTTTTAGAACTAAACTATAATACTCCTTCGAATGAAATATACCACGGTAATAATAGTAATGCATACTACATACAAGAAAATGAATTTATAAGGCATAGCGAGTATAGAAATAACTTAATAGCTAAATTATGTAACAAACTCGACAACAATGGTTTAATATTAGTCGATTATATAGAACATGGGGAGCTTTTATTAGAAGCATTACAAGCAACGTGTAAACATAAAGATGTATATTTTATACAAGGTAGTGTAGATACGGAGCAACGGAAAGATATTCAAGATTATATGGAGTCTCAAAAAAATGTAGTAGTAATTGCGATTTCGAAAATATTTTCTACAGGAATTAATATTAAAAACCTACATTATATTATATTCGGAGGAGGTGGAAAAGCTAAAATAAAAATTGTGCAAAGTATCGGCAGGGGTCTACGCTTGCATATTGATAAACAAGAGCTTATAATCTTTGATATTGCTGATAATCTTCGGTATGGTCAACGTCATATAGAGCAAAGGCTCACATTATATGATAATGAAAAAATAGAATATACATTTACTAAATTCAATGAAACCAAAAAGTAAAAAGAAAAAGAAAAATAAAAAAACTTATTATGTTAGTCCTAAGGAGTTTTTACAACTTTTAAGAGACTACTATGAATCAGATAATTTAGTAGACGAACTAGCTGAATCAACCTATAAGATAGCAGTCGGTTTAAGTTACTCTCCAAACTTTATAAACTATAGCTATAAAGATGAAATGATTGGAGACGCAATAGTTAAAATGATTGCAGCAGTAAAAAACAAAAAATTTAATTTAGAATCCACCTCTAACCCTTTCTCATATTTTACAACTATTGCTTATCATGCATTTATTAATAGAATTAAAAAAGAAAAGAAATACAGAGAGACTATTACTGCATATCAAGAACAACTATATAGTGATTTAGATATAAATGAACCAACACAAAATACTGCCCCTGCTAAAGATTACGATAAAGAATTATATACGTAATGTCAAAAGAATCTGACAATAAGGTTGGTTTTTTCACCGATCTACATATAGGGATGCATCAAAACAGTGAGAAGTGGCATGATGTTACCTATAAATGGGCACAATGGTTTACTAAAGAGCTCAAAAGTAAAGATATTAAAAAAATAATATTTGGAGGAGATTTATTTCACTATAGAGATGAGATAAATGTTAAAACATTATATTTTACAAACTCTTTATTAGATCTATTTAATGATTTTGAAATATTAATGATACCAGGTAATCATGACGCTTACTATAAAGATAATTCAACTGTACATTCTTTATCTATTTTAAATAATAGACATAATATAACTATTTTCGATAAGCCTCATGTAGAAGAGATATGTGGCAGGCAGGTTGGTTTCTGTCCATGGGGCACTTCATTAGAGGATATTCCTGAAAATTGTGATTTGATAGTTGGTCATTTTGAATTACAAAATTTTAATTTTAATTCTTTTAAAGTATGTGAGTGGGGAATATCTTCAACTGATATTCTTACTAAATGTAAACTTATATTTTCTGGTCATTTTCATAAAAAACAGCGAAGACTATATGATAACGGAGAAATAGTATATGCGGGTAATCCGTTTGAGATGGATTTTAATGACATTAATGACAAAAAAGGATATTATATATTAGATTTTGCAAAAGATAAAATAGAATATGATTTTATTGAAAATCCTATTTCTCCTATACATGTTAAAGTATGTTTGACAAATCTAGAAGACCTTAAAGGGATTGCAAAGAAATTAGGGTGGTCCAAGCTAGCAGTAAAGATTGTTATTGATAAGGATATAAAATCTAATTTATTAGATAAAATTATTGCATCAATAAATTTTGAAGCTCCATTTTCTTTAACTACAGATTACTTACACAAATTTAGTATAGGAGATAATATAAACATACCTAACGAATTTGGAGACTTGAATATAAAACAATGTATTATAGAATATATTGATTCTCTTGATATAGAGGATAAACCAACAATTATTAACAAAACCTTACAACTATATAATAATTTTTCATGAAGTATGTAGAGTTTAGCTCAGTAAAGATACGTAATTTTCTCTCTATAGGTACAGAGCCAGTAGAGATTAATTTCCGCGAAGGTTTAAACATAATTACCGGAGTTAATAAAGATAAAGAAGATAGGAGAAATGGAGTAGGTAAATCAACAATTGCTGACGCAATACATTTTGCAATTTTTGGAGAAACTATTCGAGAATTATCTAAAGATTTTATAGTTAATTCTATTAATAAAAAAAATACATATGTAGAATTAACCTTTTGTGTTAATGAAAATAATAAAGTAGATCGTTACAGAATAGTTCGTAAGTTAAAACCTACAAAGTGTTATCTTTATGTAGATGATGTTGACCTTACTGAAAGTACTATACCTAATACAAATAAGAAAATAAAAAAAATACTCAATAGTTCTCCTGAGGTATTTCAGAACTGCGTTATTATGTCTCTTAATACAACTTTACCTTTTATGGCTCAGCGTAAAGTTGAAAAGAGAAAATTTATTGAAGGAATTTTAAATTTAGAAATATTTTCTGATATGTTACTATCTGCTCGATCAGAGTTTAATGAAGTACAGAAAAAATATGAACATATTACAAAAGATTATGATCATGCAAATAATATATGTAAGTTGTTAAATGAACAAAAAGATAATATTATTAGTAATGTTAAAGAGCAAAAAAATAAAATTTTAACTAGGGTTGAAGTTATTAAGATAGATGTAGAAGAAAATAAATCTAAAATCAAAAATATTAATAAAATATTATTTGAGAAAAGTAAAGAAAAATTTAAAGAAATAAATGAAAAGATTACTAATATTTCTACACAAATGTCTAGTGTAAAAACTAAAATTACAAGACATGAGACTGAAATAGACTTTCATACAAAAAAATTAAACAACATTGGTACAGGAGAAGATGTATGCCCTACATGCTTACATCAAATCACTAGTAATGATAGAGATCATATTGAGAATGAAAAGAAAGACATAAACAAAGATATAGAAAACTGTAAAGATGATATTGAAAGTTTAAATAAACAAATTGTTACTATAAAAGAACTAAAACAAAATAATTTAAATGCTCAAAATCAAATTAAAGAATATATTTCTAACATTAAGACTGTAAACAATAATAATAAACTTACAAAATCATATATTCAAAATTTAAATACAGATCTAGATAAAAACAATAAAGATCTCGAAGATTTAGAGAAGCGAGAGACTAGTGTAGAGATACAAGAATTAAATAATAAAATAAAACTCAATCTTGCAGAGGTAACTGATTTAGAGAATACCTCGAACTCTATTCACAAGGATTTATCTATACTAGAAGTAGTAAAGTATATTTTATCAGAAGAAGGAGTTAAGTCTTTTATAGTAAAGAAGGTACTAGATGTTTTAAATAAAAGACTATTATTTTATTTACAGAAAATGGACGCAAATTGTATTTGTAGATTTAATGAATATTTTGAAGAAGAGATAGTTAATGAAAAAGGAGAAGAGTGTTCTTATTTTAATTTCTCAGGAGCAGAAAGAAAAAATATTGATTTAGCGATATTATTTACATTTATGGACATGAGAAGACTACAAGGAGACATAGCGTACAATTTAGTTATGTTTGATGAGCTTCTCGATAGTTCGTTAGATGAAAAGGGAGTTGAATTAGTACTTAATATAATAAAAGAACGAGTAGATACTTATAATGAAAGTATCTATATTATTTCTCATAGAAAGGAATCTGTCAAAGCAGCAACTGGAGATGTAGTTGTTTTAGAAAAGAGAAATGGTATAACAACAAGAGTGGACTTACTCGACAAAACAGAATAAATCTATATAGTGCTCACACCATTTCAACCCCCAGGTAGTCAGTTACCATTTAGCCAACAAAACCCTCTTATGAGCGGTTTAAAAACAGTGATTACAGGTCCACCTAAAGTAACTTCTAAAATGGCTACTCATTCTGCTCCTGATTTAGCACGAGGTATTAATTTTTATGCCGATTATTCTGGGTGTGGTCATTGGAGAATGATATGGCCGGAAAACTTACTCAATTGTTACGGTAAAGCTAATGTACAAGGCGGTACAGTAATGATTGGGGATAAAAATTTCTATAAAGGTATTAAGACTATACGTATACAAAGACAAGCTACAGACAGTCAATTATCATATATTAAATGGTTAAAACAAGTACAACCTGAGTGTGGCTTTAAGATAGTATATGAAATAGATGATTTAATTTTTAATGAAGATATACCTCATTATAATAAATTTAGATTTGCTTTTGAAGATCCAAGTATAAGAAAGACTAGTATGAATATTATGCAAATTTGTGACGAAATTACTGTTACAAATAAATTCATGAAAGAATACTATATGGAAAAAACTGGTAATAAAAATATTACAGTTATTCCAAATTTTATACCAAAATTCTGGATGGATAGATATTATAACTTAGAGAAAATAAGAGATAATTATCAAAAATTTAAAGGTAAACCTCGGGTAGTATATTGTGGTAGTGGAGCTCATTTTGATGTAGAAAATAAAATCGGACAAAAAGATGATTTTTTTCATGTAAATGATATTATAAGACAAACTGTAGATGAATTTCAATGGGTATTTGTAGGTGGTTTTCCGCTTACTTTAAGAGATTTGATACACCAAAAGAAGGTTGAATACCATGAATGGTCTAACTTAGTAGAATATCCAGAATACATAAGCAAGTTGAAAGCAACTGTATTTTATGCGCCGCTAGAGGATAGTAATTTTAATAAAGCAAAGAGTGATTTAAAATTTATTGAAGCGTGTGCATTTGGTATACCTTCTGTTTGTCAAGACTTATGTACCTATGAAACAGCTTTCCATAAGTTTAAAACTGGTGATGATTTAGTTAATAAAATTAGACTTATAACTGGAGATTCTAAAAAATATCTAAAAGAAGTAAAAAGAGCTAGAGCTTATATTGAAAAGCGATGGATGGAGACAAATATCGATTATTATACAGAGTTATATTCTTTACCGTATGGTCATAAGAACCGCAAACTACTCAATCTCGAAAACGGAATCACTTGATTTATTTTGAATAATCCTGTATACTCGTTGGAGTGTATAGAAACTTAGCATACATACCCAATCAGCGAGTCATGAGACTCTACACATGGGATGAAAATGGGGAGAGAATAGAAACAGATTGCCCATATCAACCTTATTTTTATTATGAAACAAATTCAAATAGATATGATGGGGTGTCTTTATACGGTACTAAATTAAGAAAAGTCTTTGCTAATAGTAATCTTGACCGCCGTAAAAAAATTGAAGATTTAAATGATCATAAAATTTATGAGAACATTACACCCTATCAACAGTTTTTAGTAGATAGGTTCTGGGAAGTAAATGAATCTAATGATTTTAGTAAATTTCCATTAAAGATATGGTTCTTTGATATTGAGACATATTCCCCCGACGAATTTCCAAAACCAGAGGAAGCTAGTCATATGATAAATGTAATCACTATATATGATACAGTAAAGGAAACGTATTATACATGGGGAATTAATCCATATACCCCTAAAACAGATGATGTTGTTTACGTACATTGTAAGAGTGAAGTTGAGCTGTTACAGAAATTTTTAGACTTTTATTGCAATGATCGCCCTGATATACTATCTGGGTGGAATAGTGAGATATTTGATGTCCCGTATGTAATAAACCGGGTCAGAAATCTCTTAGGAGAAGATGCTACAAGACTGTTTTCTCCAGTCCATGACGAAATTATGAAGCCAATATACCAACGAGTGTATCGTGGTAATTTTGGTATGACAACTACGAAATATGTAGTAGAAGGGGTGTCTATGCTTGATTATCTCGATGTGTATAAAACCTTCAGCATGGGCATGAGAGACAGCTATAAGTTAGATAACATAGCTCATATAGAACTAGGAGAGAACAAGGTAGATATAGGAGAAACTAACCTTGCTACACTGTCTATAGAGGATTGGGACAAGTTTGTTGATTACAATATACATGATGTTAGATTGCTAGTACGACTGGAAGCTAAGCTTATGTACATGGATCTTGCTCGTATGTTGTCTTATATTGGACTAACCCCGTTTAATGCGGCTTTAGGTACAATCAGCACTGTAAACGGTCGAGCAATCGTTGAAGCGCGAAAGCTAGATACCCCTAGAGTTATACCAACTTTTGTGAAAGGAGATGACCGCACCGGGAAATTTGAAGGGGCTTATGTTGGTGAACCGAAACGAGGGTTTCAGGAAAATGTTATATCTTTTGACGCTAACTCCCTGTACCCTAGTGTAATGGTAACTCTTAACTTGAGCCCAGAAACTAAAGTAGGTAGCATTGTCGGTACTGATAATGGTAAGGTGTTTGTAAAGACAGTCAATAACAAGGATATTGAAATGTCTTATGAAGACTTCAACAAATGGTGTGCAAAAAATGAGATTGCAGTCACTAGAGCAAAAAAACTTTTCTCTCAAAAAACCAAAGGTATCTTCCCTAGAATTACAGATCACTTCTATGATATACGAAAAGTAAAAAAACAAGAATGGAACGAAGCTAGGGAGGCTTTACATCAATTATCATTGAAATTAGAAAAAGAAACTGACAGTAAAGAGCGTATCAAAATAGAGCAAGATATGAAAGATATGCAATTCAAAATTGATCAGCTTTGGATTTGGCAGTTTACTTTAAAGATTCTTATTAACAGAATTTACGGCTATTTTGGCAATAAAATATCTCAAATGGGGGATGGAGACATCGCAAGATCAATTACGTTAACTGGTAGAGACGTAATTAAACAAAGTAATATAATTCTAAGAAACTATATTAAAAAGATTACCGGGATGTCTGATAAAGAATTGGATGGTAATGATCCAATCATATATAATGACACAGATAGCTCTTATTGTACTATAACCCCTATACTAAAACATCTAGGTATACCCTTACATGATAACAATAAAATAGATGACCGAGTATATAAATTAGTACAAGATATTGAAGACGATTTAAACGTTCATATTGATAAATGGGCAAGAGATACCCTATTAACTAAGGATCCTAGGTTTGTTTTTAAGAGGGAGTCAATTTGTGACAAAGGTATATTTCTACAAAAGAAACGTTACGTGTTACATAAACTTGACGATGAAGGAGTAGTTTGCAATAAATTTAAATACACCGGGGTAGAGGTAGTTAGAACCACTATGCCTAATGCAATCAAGCCATATGTTAAGAAAATTATTGAACATATGATTATGACTGAAAATCAAAATACTACTAACGAACTGTTTGAAGAGACGTATGAAATTTTTAAGTCCTTACCAATTAAAGATATTGCATTTGTGATGGGAGTTAAAGAATATGAGAAATATAGCATATATACTAAAGATTGGCAGGTCAAAAAAGGAACACCGATTCACGTTAAGTCCTCTATATATTACAATAAACTTTTAGAGCATTATGGTATTGACAAGAAATATGAAAGTATTAGTTCAGGTGATAAAATCCGGTATTTTTATACTGTGACCCCTAATAAGTTTGGTTTAAATAGCTTAGGTTTTAAGTATGACTTACCTCAAGAATTCGAACAAGACTTTAAAATAGACTACGAAAAAATGTTCGACAAGATTGTTTATAGCGTTATTGATAGGTTCTATGATAACGTGAATTGGAAGTCCTTTAAACCTGGTCAAGCAGTAAATGTAGATTTATTTGATTTCTTTAAAGTAGATGTTGCAAATTAATTTCAATCATCTATAATACTTGCATGGACATTATCACATACATTGATAGTATAGGTAGGACATGTTTCGGAGAACTAGAGTCTCGTACGAAGAACTCTATTAAAGTTAAATCACCCGCTATGATTATGGTGACTCCTAACGACGCTGCGAACATGAAGGTAGACGTTATGCCTCTATTTTTTACAGAATTCTCTAACGGAAAACCACCGGTTTTTATTTATAAAGACCCTCAATTCGTAGAGGTAGAAATTGAGATTTCTGAGAAAATCTTACAGCATTATTATGCAAAGATAAACACTACAGAGGAACCAAACCCTGCAGGGGTAACTGAAGCCCTTGAGGAAGAAGTACCTGAAGTAACATTATTCGAAGAGAAATAATTATGTCATCTCTCGCTGATAAAGCTTTTGCTAAATTACAAAAGTTAAATTCAAACGCTACTACTCTCGAAAATAATACACTTAGTAACGTAACTGAGTGGATTGATACAGGTTGTTTAGTATTAAACTCTATAGTATCAGGTTCTATATATGGAGGGGTACCTAAAGGTAGAATTACCATTTTTGCTGGAGATTCCGGTTGTGGTAAAACGTTTATTTTAAATAAAATTTTAGCAAACGCTCAGCGAATGGGTATGATACCTATTATTTTTGACACTGAAATAGCTGTTGAAAATGAAGGAGCAGAAAACGTCGGCTTAGATACATCTAACGTAAAATATGTACCGGTCGATACTGTAGAAAATTGTCGTAATCAGATTATGACATTTTTAGATGAAGTAGAAAAAGAACCAGAACTACATGGTAAATTTATTATTTCAATAGACTCTTTAGGCAATTTAGCATCAGAAAAAGAAATAAATGATGCTCATGCTAATAAGGGCGCCATGGATATGGGTTTAAGAGCTAAGCAGCTGAAGTCCATGATGCGTATCATTACTTTTAAAGCAGCCGTGACTGGTACAACAGTTATATGCAGTAATCATACTTATGCGAATCCCGCAGCATTACATCCTACCTTAGTTAAGTCTCAAGCTGGTGGCTCGGGGCCTATATACATGGCGTCTATATTAGTTCAAATGGCAGCTAAGAAAGAAAAAACTGATGCATCTAACGATGAGGATGAAGCTTTAACTGAAAGCAGAAATTACTCAGGAGTTACTCTCCGTATGCTTACAGTAAAAAATAGATTCATTCCAGCATTCTTACAAGGGGAAGCTTATTTAAATTTTAAAACTGGTCTAGATAAATATTCTGGTTTAAAAGATATTGCAGTTGCTCATGGGATTGTTCAACAAAATGGTTCTACCTATAGCATGGGAGATAAAAAATTAGGTTATTATAAGAATTGGCGCAATGACGAAGAGACGTGGAAAAATATCTTACCTAAGTTAGAATCTTCTATAAGTGAAAAGTACCGATACGGTAAGTCCTTAGATAAATCTGCTATATTAGAACAAGATGAAGAGTAAAGCTGTAGTACCTATTTCAGGTGGTTTAGATAGTTCCGTAATATTAAGTTTTGCTGCTGAAAAGCATGATGATATATATGCAATAACTTATGACTACGGTCAAAAGCACAATAAAGAATTATTATATGCAGGTCTTCAAATTGATTATTATGATAATATTGAAGAGCATAACATAATTGATTTACCGTTTTTTAAAAATCTAGCTCCAACCTCTTCTCTTACAAATAATAATATACCTGTTGCTCATGCGCGAGATGTATTAGGAGACGCTCAGACTGTAAACTATGTTCCCTTTCGTAATATGATGATGTTATCTATTGCGTGTTCATATGCAGAGGCGGTAGGAGCGGAGACTGTATATCATGGATCTGCTTTGGTAGATAGTCAGGCTGGTTATTGGGATGGTAGTAGTGAGTTCTTACAAAAGATAAATGAGACAACTTCTTTAAATAGAAAGCATTTAGTAAAAGTTGAAGCCCCTTTAATTAATTTATCAAAAGCAGCAATTGTTGAGCTTGGTATAGATAATAAAGTTAACTTTGAAGATACGTGGACTTGTTATGAAGGAAAAGATAAGGCGTGTGGTTATTGTACAGCTTGTAGTTCTCGTATACAAGGCTTTTTAGAAAATAATCTTAAAGACCCGGTAGAATATTCAAGAACGGATATTCCATGGTAAAAATATAATATTAATATGTGCGGTATATTTGGATCAAATAATATAAAAACATTCAGGGAGTTATATAATAAAAACTCAGAGAGAGGTAATTTTGTACGTAGCATTACTAAGTTATTTCTACCAAACACTAAACATAATGGTGTAAATGTAACAACAGAATACTCCCAAGACTTTAATAAGAGTATAGAAGAAGATGATTTATGTGTTTATTATCTTGGCCATGTTCAATCTCCAACAACAGAAGTAAGAGAGTTTAATACAGATACCTCTCACCCGTTTCAATTTAAAGATACATACATTGCTCATAATGGGGTATTAGAAAATTCTAACGAATTAAAAGAGAAATATGAGTTACCAGCAAATGATGTAGATAGTAGTATTATACCTTCTCTCATATATAGACTAGGTTATAAGGAAGCTCTATCTGCATTAAAAGGAACATTTGGTTGTTGGGCATATGATCAACAATTGGGACAACTCCGTATATTTAGATCTGGTTCTACATTATGCCTGAGAGGTTCCTCTTTTAGTTCTGCTTATAAGCCTGATTATGAGAGAGTAGAACAAGGAGTTATATACGAGTGTAATTTTAGTACTAATACGTTCTTTAAAGTAGATAGTTTTAGTAGTAACTCACCGTTCTTTTTATGAAGACTTTAATCGCAACAGCTACCAAAGCGGGGGCGACAGAGTTCTCTAATACAAGGTTAGCAAAAAGTTTACAATATCATAAAGATAATACTATAACTAAGTTCGATTTAAAGGTTACATATAATAATACTGCCGGTCTATGTTCTGTTTACAACAAATACTTGACCCCTAAATTTTTAGATAAGTATGATTGTATTTTGTTTGTACATGATGATATATCTATAGATAGCTTATTCTTCCAAAAATGTATTCGTAATTTATTCAAAAAGGGTTTTGATGTTGTCGGATTAGCAGGCGGTAGTAATATACAAGTTAAAAAACCTGCTCTATGGCACTTGTTATGTAAACAAGAGTCTTTATCTGGAGTAGTATCTCATTATACTAATAAAGAGGACTACGGTCAGACAATATTCGGACAAGTACCTAAAGAGGTAATTTTGCTTGATGGATTATTTTTAGCAGTAAGAACAAAATCTATAAAACAAACAAAAATAAAGTTTGATAGAAATATAACAGGCTTCCATCATTATGACTTAAAATTCTGTTTAGATTGTCATTTAGCTGGTTTGCGTTTAACTACTGCCCCTATTCATGTAATACATGACTCCCCTGGCCTAACCCAAGTCACTGAAGACTATAGCAAATCAGAGGACTACTTCTATAATACTCTTGTCGAACATGCTAACAAGCGAAAATAATTACTTAGATATAGATCTTGATTATTTAGAAAAGATAGTCTTTAAGAATTGTCTCGAAGATGATATTTACTTAAATTCTATTATTGATAATCTTAATTATAAGTTCTTTAAAAATAAGGACTTTCAACAGATTATTAAATTAATACAAGCTTTATATAAAAAGAATAGTAAGAGACCTACTCGTACTGAATTAGAATTATATTTAAATACTGATCAGTTAAAAGATCATTATAGTAAAAGTAAAACTTTAATTAATGATATAGAGTCAGATTTAACTTCTGATGATTTATATTCGTATACTGAAAAATACTTACAAGAGCAAGCTGTATTTAATACCTTTTTAGATATTGTTGATAGTAAGGAAAGAGATGTAAAGAGTATTCACGAAAAGTTTAATAAGGCATGCAATATATCAATTACTACAAATGTTGGGCATGATTATTTTAACGATCTAGAACAACATATAATAAACCTAACTACTAGAGAACATAAAATTAAAACCGGATGGGATTGGTTAGATGAAAGATTAGGTGGAGGTTTCCTTGAAGATGGTCGTAGTATGTATGTATTTGCTGGTCCTACTAACGTAGGTAAGTCTATATTTTTAAGTAATATAGCTACTACTGCTGCAGCTGAAGGTAAAAATGTTTTAGTAGTCTCTCTTGAAATGTCTGAGATGATATACAGTAAACGAATTACTTCAAGACTTACTGGTTTACCTATAAATCATTTAGACGAACATATTGAAAGCTTAAGAGAGAGTGTAGGTAAGTTTAAAATGCTTCACCCGCGCGCTAATATGATAATTAAAGAGTTTGCTCCTAACTCTATTACTCCACCTCAATTAGAAGGGTTCATTAAAAAGCTTATTAATAAGGATTTTAAACCTGATATTATTGTATTAGATTATTTAAATTTAATGGCTAGTACTCATGGTAATAATTCATATGAAAGAATTAAAAGTATATCAGAGCAAGTACGAGCTATGTCTTATACATTCGAATGCCCTGTAATATCAGCTACTCAGGTTAATAGAACTGGGTATGGTAATAATGCAGGTGGACCTGGGCTAGAGTCTATTGGAGAGAGTTATGGTTTAGGAGCTACTGCAGACGCTATAATTAGTATATGGAGGACGGAAGAAGATGAAGAAGACAACGCTCTGCATATAGGTATTATTAAAAATCGCTTTGGTTCTAATACCGGTAGTACTCGTCTTGGTATAGATTATAATACTTTAACGCTAACCGAAAATAATGAATTAAATGTTAATGACGATATAAATGCAGCAGAGGATGATGCTGTACAATTCGGAAGAGTAGTGTAAATATATACAATGGCTAAGGAGGAACTAATATTTACAGACTTAGACTTAGATGGGTGTTGTAGCTATCTTGTATATGCTTGGCATACTCAAACTAAACCTAAAGTCATAACATTAAAAGTTTCTTCTTTGCGAGAAAAGTTTTTAGCGTGGTTAAAAAAGAATAAAATTAGTGATTATAAACGTATATACTTTTTTGACTTAGATACAACTGAAATAAAAGATCTTATAGATAAAAAGAATGTAACAATTTTTGATCATCATAAATCTCATGAAGAAGAATATAAAAATGCTACAGCTATAATAGACAAAGAGTGTTCATCTTGTAGCAAGTTATTATATGCTCACTTTAAAGTAAACGCTAACTTAACAACTGAACAGAAAAAACTAGTTGCTCTTGTTAATGATTATGATTGTTATGAACTAAAATTTCCAGAAAGCAATAAATTAAATTTTTTGTTTTGGTATAAGAACGGAAATAAATTACAAAATTTCGTTCAATATTTTGAGTCTGGTTTTCACGGATTTACAACTGAGCAAAATAAAATAATTAGCTTTCATTTTTATAAATTTAAAAAACTCAGAGAAGAAGTTGCGTTGTATAAGTCTACCCTCACTATAGCTAAAAAAGAATATAAATTTATTAGTACATTTGCTAATGAATATGTAAATGATTTATGTCAGTACATTATTGATAATAATGATTGTGATGTATGTTTAATGATAAATTTAAAAAACAATAGAGTATATTTGCGCAAAAACAGAAAGTGTGATCTTAACTTAGGAAAGTTTGCTAATAGAGTATGTGATGGTGGAGGACATGAGTATGCTGCTGGTGGAGAATTAAATGATAATGTTCTAGCTTTAAGTAAACAATTTACCCCGATAAATGGATAGTCCGTATACAATTTTAGAGAAAAAAGATATAGTACATAAGTTTTTATCCTTATGTAGTTTTGTATCTATTTGCGAGAATAAGAAATTAAATCTCGCAAATGTTTTTTTATTAGTTTTAAAGGAAAAAAATTATAGAGATTTATTTAAGGAATCTCTTATAATAGATAGTAACTTTAATTTAGTGAAGCTATTTTTACAACATGATCCTTACCTTTATAAAAGTAAGTATATTACAAAATTTTTAAAAAAACATACCCTTGATTTATGAGTACAGTTGGTGAGCTGAGTTTATACGAACAAAACATATATAATACATTTCTTAAAACAGCTCGACAGCAAAAGGGGTTTACTCCGAGAAGAAACTTTAAGAATATAGATAATGAGCAATATGTTTTAATCAAAAAAGTATCAAAGACATTAAAAAATAAAAAAATTAACCCCGACTTATTTTTCAATGCCCCATATCAGCTTTATGCCGAAAAATATGTACCTTTACAGTTCTATAGTACATTTAACGCTATCTCTACTTACAGAAAGTATGTCGAAGAAATTGAATTAACAGAACCAGATCACCCGTTTAATGTTACTCAGCTAAGAAATAGCATGAAATATATTTATCAACAATGTGCAGATAATAATATTAAATTCTGTAAAGATTATCTATTATTACAAAAAGGAATATACCCAAACTATATTTTAGACTTAAAAGAAGGTAATGTGAGTTTTTATAGTTTAATAGCTCTCGACTTGTGTGAAACTAAAATTAATCTAGAAAAAAATATAGTTGAATTTGCTTGCAAGAGGTTTTATAATACTTTGAGCAGTTTGAGAACGAGATTCACTTTCTCGAAGAAAATCAAACCGTTGAGTATAAAACTTATAAAAACTATAAATAAAATAATAAAATTATGACGACGAGTATGTTTGCATCAATCAAGGACGCGTTGGCCAAGCCTTCGCAAGGAAGTAACACAACTAGCAATATTATGCGGTTGAAGACAGGTAATACATATGTATTGCGACTAGTGCCTTTCGTGAAAGACCCTAGTAAGACATTCTTTCACTATTATTCTCATGGATGGGTAAGTGAAGCAACTGGACAATTCCAAAGTGCTATTAGTCCTCAGACTTGGGGTGAAAGAGATCCAATTGCTGAGGCTCGCTATAAACTTTCTCGTACTGGTACTGAGGAAGAGAAAGAGAAAGCAAGGGCGTTAAACCGTAGAGAGAATTGGTTAATTAACGTTTATGTTGTAAAAGATGGAGATAATCCAGAAAATGAAGGTAAGGTTAAAATTCTTCGATTCGGTAAGCAATTACATAAGATTGTGATGGATGCTATTGAAGGAGAAGACGCTGATGAATTTGGTGAGCGTATTTTTGATCTAACTGATAATGGTTGTAGCTTAAAGGTCAAAGTTGAAGAACAAGGTGGTTATCCTACTTATGTAAGTTCAAGATTTGCAGCTCCCGCCGCAATCCCTGGTGTTACTGCAGATAGCGTAAAGGATGTATATGATAAGGTCTTTGATCTTGAAAATGTATTCCCAGTGAAGAGTTATGAAGAACTGCAAACAATGTTAAATGAGCATTATCATGGTATTGAAGGAGGGTCAGCTCCAGCAGAAGCTCCAACCTCAAGCACAGCGTCCACTAAAGTAGATGATGACGATGATGAAATTAGCTTTGACGATATTGAGTCAACTTCAAAAACCCCAGGTACTCCAGTAGACGATAGTAAGGTGAAAGAGTTACTTGATAGCTTGGATTAAACAACTATGGGGGAGGGCAACCTCCCCTTTTTATAATAAAATGACACCACAAGAAAGGGAAGAAGCTATAATTGAAAAAATGATGCTACATCAGGTAAATGCTGATGTAAAATCCGTCAACCGAAATATTGTACAAGAGGCTTCTGCTTTAAAGCAAATACCTATTAATAATCAAATTTACCAAAAAGGACCTATCGGTGCGCCAGCACCAGCTCCTCAGCCTCCTCAGCCAGTCGCACCTCAACAACAACCCCCTCCACCAATACCACAAATACAACAAATTGTACAACAAGACCTAACTCCATTAATTGACAGGGTTACAAGTCTTGAATCCCAAATTACAAAATTTGTTAATCTCATTGAACGTAACGTTGCAAAGAACGCTAAAGAGATTAATATAAGAATCAAATTAAAAGACCAATATTACGCCGACGAAGGCGATGAGTAATGATTCTACCAATAAAGAGTAAAGATAATTTTATCAAAAGCTTTCTCAACCCTGTGTCGAGATTAGCACCATCTTCAACATTAGATATTAATGATAAAATAACTACAGTCGTACATAACAACTCAAACATTTTCTTACGGGCAGAGTATGAAGTAAAGTGGCCTGATCGCTCAGAAGAAGCTGTATTGTGTTTGCCAGATACAATAAAATTAATTAAGATATTATCTTGTTTAGATGAAGATTCTATAGATCTAAAAGTAGGTGGGAATTGTATTACTTACAGTAACAATAATAATAGATTTAAATATCACTTATTTGATGATAGTTTAAAATCTAAAAGTGCCTTTGATTTTGATAAAATTGATAGTATAAAGTTTGGTACTAACTTCGAATTGACTCAGCAAAAGAATAGCGCCCTTTTGAAAGCGTTACCATTTGTTACAGAGACGAGCAAGGTTTATTTAAAGACGGAAGGTAAAAGTGTTTATGCAGAGCTTTCTGATAAGAAAATACAAAATGTAGATAGTTATACCGCTTTAATTGCAGATGAATTTCAAGGAGATGATTTAGATTATGAGCTCATTCTCGATGTAGAATTATTCAGATTAATATCAACATTGAGCTTTGAGAGTGCAACAGTGTATATTAATAATGAATATAAAATGCTAATGATACGGCTTGAAATAAATGAGAGTCGTCTTACATTCGTTAGTACGAGTTATAAGAATTAATGAAAAATAAGGTAACAACCTGTGGTTATTTTATTAAACGGTTGAGAGACAACGGTTATACTGTTAACAGAATCTTCAATGAATACTCGAGGGATGATTGTCGCAAATGGACTGTAATGATTGACCCTAGAGTATCTTCTCTATATATCACATGCTATGTAAATAGAGATTGGCACGGAGATTTAATGTTCGAATTAAATGACGGAAATAAATTTAAAAACTTACAACTAAAAACTGATAGTATGGAGGTTATTTTAACCAAACTAATAGACAAAAATATAATACCAAGTGAAAAAAAATAAACCAAAGAATTTTGATAACTTATTAAAAACAAGTATTAACGCTGCTGATGATATGATCAACGGCAATGAAGAAGATTTATCTATGATAAATGATTATTTATCCGAGTATTTAAAATCTTTCTGTCTATTAGGTTATGATACTAAAGGTGAGAGTGTAGTTATACTCGCAGGTAAAACTGCTCAAGATTACGACGCTATAGAGACATTATTACGCAGAATAAGTAATGTAGATTTTTTTAACAACATACAAGAAGAAAAAAGTAAATCAAATGAATAAAATAATTGTTTTAGGCAACGGTTATATAGGTAAGCAGGTGTACAAACACCTTGTAGGTACAATTATAGATAGGGATGTAAAACTACTCAATAGTTATGAGTATAACAACCCGGGTTCTCTAAGAGGAACTCTCTTTAATAGTTTAGAGACAGAGTTTAAAACGAGTTCCCCAGATCATGTTAGTCAAAAATGGCTAATAAATTGTGTTGGTTATACTGGTAAACCGAACGTTGATGCCTGTGAAGAAGATAAACAAAATTGCTGGGATTTAAACGTAACTTTCCCTACGCTATTAGCAAATGAGTGCGCAAAATATAATGTAAAAATTATTAATATTAGCTCCGGTTGCATATATGATGATATAGATAAATCTAGTGTTCCGTTTACAGAGGAGGATGAACCTAACTTTGGTGTAGAAAACGGTAACAGTAGTTGGTATAGTAAGACAAAACACGCAGCAGAACTATGTCTTGCTGCTTATCTTAATGTATATACCTTAAGGATACGTATGCCTGTATGTAGTGACTTTAACTCGAGTAAAAACTATCTCACAAAGCTTTTGAAGTATAACAATTTACTACAAGAAGTTAATTCAAAAACAATTATTGAAGACCTAACGACTGTAGTAGGTAATATAATTTATAGACAGGATATACCTACTGGAATTTATAATTGTGTTAATCCAGATCCACTAGATACAAAAGAGGTAACTAAGATATTAGATAAATATGGTATGTGGAACCCAAATTGGAAATTTATCGATTATGAAGGGCTTAAAGAACATATTAAGACCAATAGGTCTAATTGTATTCTGTCTACTGAAAAATCCAAAGAAGTAGGTATAGAGTTCCCTACAGAAAGAGAGTCCTTACATCGCATTCTTTCTCCAGAAAATGAAGAATAAAAATATATTAGTCACCGGCGGTTTAGGTTTTATAGGTAGTCATTTTGTAGAATTACTCTACAAAGAATGTTCTAATTGTAAAATCACAATTTTAGATAATTTCTGTTATTGTGTAGCAAAAAGTACTGACGATTACCTGTTTAACATGTTTCAGAATTCAACCAATAAATTTAATATCATATATGAAGATATTAATAATTTTACTAATGTTAAGGGTTATGATTATGTTATTAATTTCGCCGCAGAATCTCATGTAGATAATAGTATTAAAGATGGTACTCCGTTTATCACCTCTAATTATACCGGGGTTTATAATCTATTAACTCAATTAAATGATAACCAGCGTTTTATACAGGTAGGTACAGATGAGGTTTACGGTAGCTTACAATTTAATAGTTCACCAAGTGAAGAATATGACCGCTTAGAACCATCGTCAGTTTATTCTGCAACAAAAGCTGCCGCAGATTTGTTAGCATTATCTTTTAATAAAACCTACAATAAAGATATAATAGTAACTAGATGTACTAATAATTTTGGACCCAGACAATACCCTGAAAAATTAATTCCGGTTGTTATTAATAAGGCTCTTAACAATGAAGAAATACCAGTTTACGGTAAAGGAGAAAATATACGTCAATGGATCTATGTTACAGACCATTGCAGAAAGCTTTTCGATATATTAAAATACGGTACATCTGGAAAAATTTATAATATTGCTCCGGACTATGATTCTGAAGTTACTAATAATTCTATTATTGATCAGATTTTAGAAGTTTTAAAGAAACCAAAAAAATTAATTACATATGTAGAAGATAGAAAAGGCCATGATTTAAGGTATTCTTTAAGAGCGAGTCAATATCGAGGTATGATGTTTGCTAACGATCAACAATTAGACCTACCTGGAACTGAAAAAACATTTGCCGATGATTTGAGATACACTATAATGTGGTATAGTGAAAACAAAAACTGGTGGAAAAAGAAATCTAATAATTGACGGTAATAATTTACTTTACCGTATATTTTGGACTAGTAATTATAAACTTGAAGAATCTTCTTCCCCGGGAGAAGTTTTTCTGTTTTTACGTTCGTTAAAATCTTACGTTGATAAATTCCAACCAAAAAACGTTTACTGTACTTGGGATAAAAAACTCGAATGGCCTTCTACTAATTTCCGTAAAGAAGCAACCACTGTAGAATATAAAGCAGGTAGAGATGATGATAAGTTTAAAAATGTATTTAAATACGCAGAGAAGATACAAGAGCTTATTTCTTGCTTAGGGGTTCATAATATATACCCTCTTCGTATGGAAGCAGACGATCTAATGGCTTATTTAACTCATAAACTACCTGGTTTAAATATTGTTATTACAACAGATAAAGACTTACTACAAACTGTTTCCAAGAATACTATTGTATATAATCCAATAAAAAAGAAAGAAGTAACTTTAAATAATTTTGAGGATTATACAGGAGTAAAAAAAGAATATTATATTTCGTTTAGAGCAATTACTGGGGATAAATCTGATAACATACCAGGTATACCTAGATATGGTATAAAGCGTTTTCTTAAATTAGAGCATAAGCTAGTAGACCTTGAAGGAGAAGAGACAGCTCTAGTAAAAGGAGATGCTATAACAGAAGAGCAATTTGAAATATATAAGCGCAACTGGAAACTAATGGATCTTAAACAAGGCTATACTCATTATGAGGACGAGGTACCTGCCTACGAAGAACAATTAAAAGAAATAAAAGAAAATGATACAACTAACTTTACTACTTTTCTCAAACAAGCGAAAGAGTTAAATTTATGGTCTATAGTGAGAAACTATACCTCATGGAGAAATTCGTTCGATAACAACGAACATTTATTAAATACTATTAATAAGGCTATACAAAATGCATGTACCAACACAACCTAGAGCTATTGTAGCTCCATCAGGAGAAACTGCTAGACCTGTCATTAAAAATGTCAGAGTCGGAGACGAGATACGAGTGGAAGCTCATTATACTGACCCTAAAACTGGCCAGTTTATAACTAAGATTCCTGTATCTGTTACAAAAGTAGATGATTAGCGAATTAGTACCTCAAGAGTACGTAGTAGAAAAGTTTTTTCAGTATGCAGGTTATCCTAAGTACAAGAAAATTACTAACGTATATGAAGGTGGGTGCCCTACGTGTAGAGAGGGCAAATCTTGGGGTAAGAAGCGCCGTTTATATTTTGTAGTAAAAGAGGATTATATTTTCTGTCATAATTGTGGTTGGTCTGGTTCACCAGTAAAATGGGTACAAGAAGTAACTGGGAAGAATTATGTAGAGATTGTTCAAGAATCTAAATCATTTAATTCCTTCACTGTTCCTCATTTTGAGAAAGAAAATGATTTAACTATAGCTGAGCCTCCTCCTTCTTTACCTGGAGATTGTATTAATTTATATGATAAAACTCAATGTAGTTTTTACGGTCATGAGACAATGGTAAAGCATGCAATTAGTACATGTAAGACAAGACGACTATTTACTGCAATAAACAAACCTAAATCTCTATGGTTTTGTAGAAATGATTTTGTACATAAGAATAGAATAATAATACCATTCTATGAGGATAAAGATATTTTATTTTATCAGTCTCGTAAATTAGAAGAGAATAAAAAAGATACTAAGCCCAAATATCTATCTAAGATTGGAGCAGATAAAACTGTTTTTAATTTTGATAATATACAAAATAAAGTAGAAAATATATTTATATTTGAAGGACCTATTGATAGTTTTTTTGTAGAGAATGGAGTAGCGGTAGGAGGTATAAGTAGAGGTAGGGCTCTTTTTACTAAAAGACAAGAAAAGCAAATATCTCAAAAACCGTTTCATAAAAGAATATGGGTATTAGATAATCAATGGTGCGATACTACCGCTAAAGAAAAAACAAAGTCTTTATTAAGCCAAGGTGAGAAGTGTTTTATATGGCCTGAAGAATTTAAAACGTTTAAAGACTTTAATGATATATGTCAAAAAATAAACCGAGACTCAATTGAATCTCAGTTTATTGTAAAAAACAGTTATGATGAATTAAAAGGTAAACTCCTTCTGACTAAGATCACCTAAATACAATTAATTTCTTCGCATCAGCTGCAGTTGCGCATTTTACAGAAGCAAGCCGTATGTTATACGTACCAGCGGCAGTACTGGCTGGGAACTCTAAACCAGTTGTAAATGGAATCGTATGACCATATTCGTCTACTTCATCTTCCGTTGCCATGTAGGCGGTAACAACACCAGTCAGACTAGACGTAATAATGAGCCCATCATATATACCTAGATCAATTTTATCAGTAGAATTACCAGCGCTAGCTCTTTTTGCTTCTGTATGTGTGTTACGTGTTAACATGATATATTAGTATTAATTATTAATTTTAAAATCACCCGGAATTGGTTTAGATCGATTAAATCCAAAACGAATACAATGTCTGTCCCAAGCTGCTTGTAAAGCTTCCTGATCTACTGAAGTACTTTTATTTGTATTTACCGGAGTACCAGCTTCAGCAGCAACTCGCTTCGCGAGAGCTTCTTTAGCAGCTTTCAATTCTTTTTCTTCCTCAAGAGCTTTTTGTTCTGCTTTAGCAGCTTCTGCAGATTCTTTCTCCACAATCGCTTCTAATTCCTTTGTTGTTTTTTTAGTTGAATCAGCCATAGTTATAATTATTTATGTTTTTCTATATAAAGGTTCTTGAATATTTGATTAAGACTAGCAAGTCTTTCACAGACATCTAAAATTTCACTTTTAGTAGCATCAGATACATCATCAAAGATTGTACCTGTTTTATTATCTGTTCGCAAATAACCTAAAACACTATCAGTACCACCATTCAAATACTCAATGACTTCGTCAATGTTACCGACCCATTCTTGTAACTGCTCAAGTTCATGAGCCGTGTTAGGTTGATTGTCTTGTACATCTTCGAAGTCCTCAGCATTTTCTGGTTTATCTAAGCTTCCTGCGAAAGACTGGGCATCATCCTCAGGTCCCGCATCAATTGCTGGTACTTCATCTTCTTTTAATAAAGATAAAAATTTGTTTTTAAACTTTCCCATGTAAGTATTTATTAAATACTTATGATGAAAGGCATACTTTTCGAAGATTTATATATGTACACAAACAAGTACTGGAAGGACGTGAAGTCTAGACACGTTCGACCAACTACAAAAACTCTTGCTGACATCGCGAAAGCCAGTCCAGAAACCTACAATAAAGTAAAGGCTACCCTAGTACCGTTTCCAGGAGATCACGCGGTAGAACAATTAGGATCAGCGTTTAAGAGTATATCTGACGCTACCAATCTTTTAAATCAATTATTCGAAAACCCTACAGTTACTTCGGATGAAAAAACTCAGGTATCTGTAAATAATAAGTTGCAAAAAATTCAGGATCTTATAAAATCGGTAGCTGACGATTTAGATCATGATGGCACAAATAATTCGTAGTTTAATTTTCCTTATAGTAATTTCAAGTAGTATAGGAGGTATATATTATTTCTTTTACCCTACTATACCTTCTTTCATAAAAGCTACTATTTTAACAGCAGCTTTACAAATAATATTTTTTATATTGTATAATAATATTCTTAGATATATAGCTCGCTTACAATTAGAAAAAGAAGCATTATTAGCTGCGCAATTAGCAGCTAAAAATACAGTACTTATAGAGTGTCAAGGTTGTAAAAAAGTGAATAATGTTGATATAGATCTATCAATAGAAAATGATTTTACGTGTACGTGTGGAGCAGAGAATAATGTACTAATTGATATAACTTCAATATTACCAACAAATATAATATATGACAAATAACACAACGACGGACTACTCACCACTCGCGAGGTGGTTATGCTTATATGAAGCAGTAAATATTATTTCTGAAAAAGCAGAAAAAATGGGACATAATAAGGATTGTTTAAAACCTATTCCTATAAACAAATATATAAGTGAGAGGTTTCATTCAGTATTGAAGGATATAGAATACGAATATAAACAAGAACCAGAAACTATTAATAGTAGTCCCCGTATACATCATCGTTAGAACCATAATCAAAATATGATTCCTGTTCGGTATCTAAGTCATTTATATAATCAGTTTCAATAGCAGTTAAAGGACCAACACCTGAAGTATCTGAAACCATAGTAGACTTAGCTTCAGCGTCCATACCTGGTAAGAAGGTATGGTCGTTTCTTCTGGCTTTTAATTTAAATACATAGTGCCCTTGTAATGGATTTATTTCATTAATCATCTCATCCATCCGTTCGGTGACTTCGAATATTTTACCGTTTTTACCGCCGGGTCGATCTATAGAACCATATTCAATTAATTGAAATGCATCTCCTGATTTAGGCATGGCTGCAGATACAGAACCAAACGTTGATGATAAATTTTCTTGAAAAGTACTAATATCAATTACAGCATCTATTTCATCGTCTGACACGAGACCATATTGAGAGTAAGTAAGAGAACCATCAGTCAAATTCATTAACATAACAAATGTAGCTTTTGGATGGTATCCTTGATGAGTATTTTCTCCGTATACTTTATCGGTTGCACTTAACTCAAAATTCCGGGAATAATAATCTATCTCAGTACCATATAAGCGGATTTGTTCTTTCCACCAAACTTTATATGTCTGATCTCTCTCATTAGTACCGTTTAATTTATAATTAAAACGAGTAGTATTTTCTGCATCCTCATAATACTTTATAGCACTAATAGTTGTTGTGAGAAAAGCTCCCATTATTTTTTAATATAATATTTGTTATCAGCAATATAAAATGTTATACCAGTGTTACCTAAATTACGAGAACCTCTTTTTTCAAGGTCTGTAATTTTAAATAGTTCTTTTATTATTTGTACTTCTTTATCACTTAACAAAAACATCCCAGACTCCATTTTTTTAAGTTGTTTTAATTTATGTGGATAATTAGCTTCTGCTCTATGAACATCTGGTAATAGGTTCATCTTACCCCCTTTTCGCCCTTGTAAACCAGTAGATCCTTTGAAACGTCTACTATTTAACACATTTTTTGTCTTATGAGGCTGTCTAAGAAGTTCTAGAAATATCTTTTTAAACATTTTAATTATTTAATAAAAAAAGCCCCCTGCAAGCAAGGGGCCCTTTAAAGGTATTGTTATATTTATCGGTTACACTGCTTGCTTACCAGGCTTACCTGCGTTCTTAGCATGACCTGGCTTCTTACCTTCACCAGTATCTTTACCACCGTCGATTTCATCGGTAACAGGTTGCGAGCCATCACCAGAAGATTTTCCACCTAGACCATCTTCATGAGCTTTAGCAGTTATACCGCCACCATCAGATGGATCAACTCCAGGTTTACTACCGTCTTTAGTGTGGGTTGTGTCTTCTTGAAAATTTTCATCTTCAGTATCAGCTAGTGGGTCTTCGTCTCCAACATCACCAGCTTCTTCTTCATCGTCACCTCCACCGAGTTGATCGATAATTGCTCTCAAGCAATCTGCTTGATCTGCTGTTAATGTAACTGTAACGTCTCCGCCTTCTTCTGAACCAGCGTCGTCGCCCATATCAAGACCGTCATCATCACCTGGGATACCAAGTTCAAAATCGTCGTCTTCTCCCATTACGCTCTCATAGAGCTTGTCAAATATTGATTTATCTTCCGACATAATATTACCTTTGTTAGAATTATTTATACTCTCCTTAGCCAATTTCTCCTCTTTCTTAGTCTTTTTTTCCTCTCCAGCATCTCCTGCTTCAACAGGTTCCTGTAATTCTCCTTTAACATCTCCAACATCCTTACTAACATCATCAGCTTTTACTTCGTCTTTTGGGCGCTGGTCTGTAGCTTTTTCTTGAATAACTCCTGTACCATTACACTTCGTACAGTCTTCTTCTCCATGCTTACCTGTACCATTACAGTGATCACATTTTACTTCTTCTGAAGTTTCTTTAGTATCTTTCTTTTTTAAAGCTTTTTTCGCCAAACTAACTGCAGCAGCTCTACCTACTGCTTTAGCTGCTCCAACACCAAGCGCTACTAATGGCGCTGCTTCATTTACAGGCTCTTTAACGGCCTTTTGGGTAGCCGCATAGGCCTCATTAATAGAGAGTAAATCTTTATCGGTCATGTAAATATTTATAGTGCCGAGGCAAAAAAAAGAAGATAAATTTTATTTAGGTAATAAAAACTTACCTAACGCTAATATGGAGTTCGAATGGACTCCTGAGATGGTAAAAGATCTCAAAAAAGCAAAACAAAATATTTTACACTTCGCTGAGAACTTTTTTTATATTGTAAATTTAGATCAAGGTAAAATAAAAATAGACTTATACCCTTGTCAGAAAAGAGTTTTACGTAGTTTAAGAGATAATAGATTTGTAGCTTGTCTTGCTTCAAGACAGACCGGTAAAACTACAATGATGACAATCTACGCTCTTTGGATCGCATGCTTTCAACAAGATCAACGTATATTAATTGTAGCTAACAAAGAACAAACTGCTATTAATATATTTTCAAGAATAAGAACTGCTTACGAAAAATTACCTAACTTCTTAAAACCAGGAGTATTAGAATACGGCAAAACTTCTATGAAGTTAGCAAACGGTAGTAGTATTGGAATCAGTACTACGAGTTCGGACGCTGGTCGTGGTGAATCTGTTAATGTTTTAATTCTAGATGAGCTTGCGTTCATCCCTAATAATCTAGTTGATAGTTTTTGGAAATCTGTTTACCCTATTATTTCAAGTTCAAAAAAATCTAAAATATTCGTTGCTTCAACCCCTAATGGGAGTAATAATTTATTTTTTCATTTGTACACTGATGCTATTAACGGGAAGAGCAATTGGAGAGGTGAGAAAATATTATGGGATGAAATTCCTGGGAGAGATGAAGAATGGAAACGAGATACTATACAGTCGATAGGTAGTACAGAAGCCTTTGCGCAAGAGTTTGAATGCAAGTTTCTTGATACTGGCGACTCTTTTATTGATGAATCGTTTTACGCCAAGCTAACAAGTGAGACAAAGGTACCAACTCATTTGTTTGATGATGGTTGTTATAGTGTTTGGGATGAACCAAATAAAGAACATTTATATACTATAGGTGTTGATGTTGCAGAAGGAGTTCAACAAAATTATAGCGCTATACAAGTATTAGATATTACTGACTTACAAAACATAACTCAAGTAGCAGAGTATGCTAGCAATGAAATTAACCCATTTGAGTTTACTACTAAAGTAAGAGATATTTGTTATCATTGGGGAACCCCTCCTGTATGTATAGAAAGAAACAATTGTGGTGGTCAGGTTGTAGATAATTTATATCACCAATACAATTACAAAAATATTGTTAATTATTCCCCTAAAGTTGGTCAAGTTAAATATGACAGGCTTGGTATTTATGCTCATACTAATACAAAATATAAAGGTATTACTAATATGAGATACTGGGTAAATGAACTTAAATGTGTTCATTTAAAATCTACAGCTGCAGTAGAAGAACTTAAGAATTTCGTAAGATATCCTAATGGTTCTTGGGCGGCCCAACCTGGGTTTGATTTTGATGACAGGGTTATGTCTTTAGTATGGGCCTTATTAATATTAGAAAATAGTGTAGTACAAAGATATTATAATGTATTAGAAATAGATGATAATCAACGACCTGCAAAGTTAGAGTTAGGAGCATATATAGATCAAAAGTTTAGTAATTTTCTACAAGACTATAAAATGCAGAATATAGATGATTCATGGAATCCCGCGCCAGTTTACTTTGAAGACATAAATATTTTTGGCGACGGTGACCTAACTGATATGGATTTATTAGAACAAGAAGGGTATGTTAAATTATGAATCAAGCACCACAGAATAAAAATAGACAAGATAAATTTATTTTAGTTTTAAATGTACCAGAAGGTATAAAAGAAATTACAGATAATGTAGATAGAAATACTAACCGTATACATGCTAATAGTTTGGAAATTAGTATTGCAGGTACTGTGACTCCATCTATTAGTGTACCAGAACAAACCTTACCATATGGTGCGCAAAGTATTAAAATAAGTTCACATGCTCGCCCGGCTTATGGGTCATTAAATTTACAATTTAGAATTGATAACGAATATAAAAACTACTGGGCTATATTTAAATGGTTAGATGTAATTAATGATGTAAAGACTGGTACTGTTAATGCAGATGAAATTATTGCCTACCAAAAACCAGGAACTGTGTTACCAATATATTCTTCCAATTTAACAGTTTATGGTTTAGATGAATATGATAATAGAAAAATTCAATGGGATTATATTGGAGCATTTCCAACCCAATTGTCTGAAATACAATGGGACTATAATAGTGAATCTGAAATTGCAGCAACCGCTACGTTTGAATTTACAAGACTAGAATCTAAATTAATTTAATCTCCGTCCTTACCGATTGCTTCAACAGGACAATTTTCCATAGCTGTCACACAATCAGCATGTTGTTCATCATTTTCTGGTTGTTTGAAGACATATGAATATCCTTCTTCTTTTTGACGAGTAAAATTATTAGGAGCTTCTTCTCTACATAGATCGCAGTCTATACAGTCTTCATCTACGTAATATTGACCAGAAACATTTTCAGGGTGTTTAGCGTCTTTATCAGCCATAAGTGTAATTACTTATCTATTAAAAATTTATCCACAGTAAATTTGAAGGAGAAAAAACCACAGGCAAACAAACTCATAAAAATAAGAATATTAAACCAAGCTTGAGATTGTAAGCTATCAGGGTTTATATTAGTATTACCTGTAGCAGCCATAAAGATACCTATAACAAAACCAGTACCAAATAAACTGGCTATAACTAACACGATAAATAATGCATATGCTTTAATATATTCTTTCATAATTTTTTAGGTTACACTAAGTACTTGGCTGCAAGCAAACAATTTAATATTACAACTCCTAATATAACGATACCCCATATAATTTTCTGTTTTTTACTCATATTAATCTAGATACGCTATTAGTATCATAAAAACAACAATCGCTACTGCTTCTTTATACGTCAAGCAGATATGATCGTTCATATTATTACTTAACCCCAAAAGTAACTCATTGCAACGTTTGTCTTATAAGAACAGTCAGGCATTTTTTTAACAATTTTTTTAAATTCTTCTTCTGTAATATTTCCTTGCCTCCAAGATTCTCCTTCAATACAACCTATCATTGAGTTAGTTCTCTCCTGAATAGACTTTACATACATAGAAGCAGCAAACATCTCATCTGGATTACCAGTATCAAACCATGCGTAATTGCTATCTAATCGAGTATGAGTTAATTCTCCGTCATTTAAGTAACTCTTATTTAAATCTGTTATTTCTAATTCCCCTCTAGCTGATGGTTTTAATGCTCTTGCTCTCTCTCCTGCAGTATCATCATAGAAGTAAATACCAGTAACTGCGTCATTACTGAGTGGAGAATCTGGCTTTTCTTCAATAGAAATTACTTTATCTGAATCATCTACTTTAATTACACCATAATCTGATGGATTAGATACTCTGTAACTTACTACTCCAGCTCCATATTTTATATTAGGTTTCTTAATACCAGTGAAAATATTATCCCCTAAAATTAAACAAACATCATCTGAACCTTGCCATTTTTCTGCTATAATAAGAGCCTCAGCAATACCCTTTGGAGTTACTTGAACCTTGAAAGTAAAATTAATACCAAGATAAGCCTTAATAGTACTAGTTTGATTAAAGAGACTACACAAGCTCGAATACGCCAAGCCGTTTGTTACAATCATTATATCAGTTATACCTAATTTTATTAAAGTAGTAAGCGGATAATAAATTGTAGGTTTATCATAAACCGGTAGTAGTTGTTTGGAAGTAGTTTTAGTACTCGGATATACTCGAGAGCCTGTACCCCCAGCTAAGATAATTCCCTTCATGTATTTATATTATAACGCCTATTTTAACAATTCAACTAATTTATTAAGCTGGAAATCAATAAATAATTGTAAAGGTATACAATATGAGTAGACGAACAATTCAATCACCAGGAGTAGAAATTAGGGAAATTGACTTATCCCAGCGTCCCGCAGCCGCACTAGGGACGAGCGTATTCATTGCAGGATTCTCAAACCAAGGGCCTACAGATGAAATTTTCAACGTTGGTACCTTTGCAGAATTCGAAGAAATTTATGGAAGCCCTACAACCGCAGCTGAGAGATATTTTTATCACTCCGCTAAGCAAGTTTTCGAGAGTGATGCAAATGTTTATGCTTCTCGGTTACCGTATGGTTCAACAGCAGGTGATTACACTTATTCTGCTCTAACTTATCCAGTTGTCGGAGCAAAAACCTCAACTGTTTCTGCCTTATCAACAAACGTGGACGCTGGTGGTCTTGTCCTAAAAACTAACAGAACTGAAACAGCTGTAGTTACATCAACTAATGTCGGTATTGAGATAATTTTAAAAGACAGTAATGATGAGTTTATTTATATTAACTACAGTGGTGGTAGTTTCACTCCGACCATTGGCTTTCAAGGAGTTAGTGCAACGGCAGCTGTCCTAGCAGCAAACACAGAATTATGGCCATTAACTGCAACAGGTAATACATTAGTGTCTGGTCAATTTTATGCCTCTCTCACCGGTTTGAGCGGTCTTAATACCGGTACTACTGATTTAAGTTCTAGTAATTATTATGTTATTGGTCAGCCTACTTTAGTAGATTTAAATAAGGATGAATATAATGCTATTAACGAAGGTCAAATTACATGGAATAAATCCGGGAATGGTGGTGCTGATGCAGGATTTACAGGTGGTTCCACAGATCTAGCGAAAGCTGGTATAGTTATTTTAAATAAATCAAGTGTAACAACTAACGAAGGGTTTGAAGGGTATTATGTCGGTATTTCTGATAACTCTCATAGTAATCCTGCGACACCATTTGACGCCGTTAAACATGTCTATACTACAACATCAGCTGACGACAAACAGCCCGCTGATTTTACAACAATTCCAAATTCGAGATTAGAATTTACCCTATCAGCCGCGGCTACACAAGATATAGATAGTACTAGTAGATCTCTTGAAGATTTATCATCATTTGAACTCGGTCCAGAATTTATTGATTCTATTAACTTAGGGATATTTAAAGTACGAAACACTCCGTTTAATAAATCATCCGTTGAGCTAACTACTTTCTTAGCAGAAAAACATACAGGATCTTTAAACTCGGCCCGGAAGATACAAAATCAAAACGGTGGTTCAAAGTTACCATTTTTCATAGGTAGTGTTGAAGATAATTCTGCTAATATTAAAATTCTAGTCAATGAGCATATTAGTGTTAGCAATACCGATACAGAGTGGACTGCTGCAGGAGGCGCTCCTAAAAAGTTTGTAAGAACGATTCACGATAATAATACTAATGCAGGTATTTTAAAGGCTCTTCGTACAGATATGACTGCTACTGGTCAAACAACTGCGCATAAAAATTATACTGGAACTCAAGGATTATTTCCATTAGGTAATTATGGTACCTCTTTGAATACAACATCTAAGAATATTGGTCAAGTTGGTACAAAATTAGATAGAATATTTAATATAGCTTCAAATATTGATTTATTTACAATTGACGTTACAGTAGAAGCTGGGTTAGGTACAATTCATGCTTTTGGTAAAGATAGTAATTATGATGATACCTCTTTCGTTAATATTGGTGATAGTACCAATTCAACTGGTTTCTATACAACTGATGCTACTATGAAAGATCCCACTGGGGTATTCGCGGGGTACAGAGATGATTATAGAACTATTTTCAATGCATTTGAGACATTTGCACGTCAAACTAGAAAAGATCATATCTTTATCGCAGATGCTCTGAGACCATTAGTTGTTCAAGGAGCTAATCAGAAGGTACTTGATGATAAAGCTAAAACATTTAGCCAACACGTCTATTGGCCGTTAAGGCATCAGTTCGGTACTGCTAATAGTAATTATGCTGCAACGTATGGTAACTGGGCAAAAGTCAATGATGGAGCTAGCGGTAAGCAAGTATGGATTCCGTTCTCTGGTGTCGTGGCTAAGATATATGCTAACAATGACGCAAACTTTGCTCCTTGGTTCGCTCCTGCTGGTTTTAATCGTGGGATTGTATCAGGAGTAAATGATATCGCAATAAGTCCAACTCAACGTCAAAGGGATCAATTATACAGGATCGCAATTAACCCTGTTACACAATTCCCTGCAGAAGGTATTGTTGTATTTGGTCAGAAGACCTTACAAAGAAAACCAACGGCATTTGATCGAGTTAATGTTCGTCGATTGTTCCTCGATTTAGAAAAAAGAACGCGGCAGACATTGAAATTCTTTGTCTTTGAACCTAATACGTTCTTAACAAGAAATAAGGTTGTTAATACATTAACACCTATATTTGAAAACTGTAAGCAAACAGAAGGTGTTTATGATTACCTTATTGTTTGTGATGACAGGAATAATCCTGCTAGTGTTATTGACCAGAACGAGTTAAGAGTAGACATCTACTTAAAACCAGTTCGCGCTGCAGAGTTTATCTTAGTTAACTTCTACGCTGTTAACACAGATGTTAATTTCGAGGAGATAGTAGGTCAATAATAATAAGTAAACACTAAATAATTATAACATCATGGCTGATATTAAACAAACAATTCAAGACTTTTATAAGGTAGCTCAAACGAGAGACTTTGCACGTGACTTTCAGTTTCGTGTATTAGACGTCTCTAACAAAGGTGTACCTGTTTTTACGGAAGACGACCTAGTGTACGCAACAACAGCAACACTTCCTGGAAAGCAAATCTCACCTAAAGAGGTTCCATATAACGGTTTTACCTTCCGTATCCCTGGTACGGTATCTTATAATAACAGTGCTGGGTTTACTATTGACTTCTATTGCGACGCTACAACTAATACTAGAGTTGCCATGGAGAACTGGATCACAGAAACATTTAATGATGAAACAACTACTGGTGATGGTGTTATTCACAACAATAGCACCATTACTTTAGTACAACTTGATACTAAGTTTGAGCCATTACGTACATATAAATTGTTTGGTGTATTTCCAGTTAACAGCGGTGATATTAGTTATTCTATGTCAGGTAGTGGAGAAGTTGCAACAACAACCATTACTATGGCTTATCAGTTCTTTAGAAGAGATAACGAATTAAACACAGCAGTCAATGCAATTGGTAAATTAGCTGGTGCAGTATTAGGTTAATTACCCTAAATACTTTAAATGAGTTTATTTGATCTATTTTTAGGCTCCTCCGGGCGCCCAAATGTTACTCTTCCTTCTCTTGAAAAAAGGAATTTAAGAGAATCTTTCTTCGAACTATTACAAGAATTCTCTACCTTTCCTGCTTCCCAAAATTTATTCTTAGTAAAGATAGATAATCTACCGCCTGCTCTTACTGATCAGAACCAAAGAGATTTAGGTATAACTCAAGGTAGTAAGCCTTTAGGTATTGATAAGTCTAAATCAGTATATGAAAGATATATATCAGGTAGGGAGTTTATGTATCTGGCAACCGAGGTTGTGTTAACTACAGAGCAATTAGCTGTAACTAATAAAGGAAAATTAATTAACGGTTTATTACCTGTAGGTCCTTTTGTTGATAATAGAGATTACCCTGACACAGGTTTAAATATTGCATTTTCTGAAACTAACGTTAGTTTTGTAGATACAATAATAAGACCATGGATTCAATTATATAGCGTACATGGTAACTTTGATGATATTGATTTGACTACAACTGTAACAATATATTTTATAGCTAAAGAAGAATTAACTAATCGAGCTACTTTTAAGTCAATATTATTTGGTTCCTCTGGTGGCTCTCCTGTTGTTCGTAAAATATATCAATACAAAGACTGTATACCATATAATATTGTTAGTGCAGATTCTGCGCAATATGCTTCTGATACTAAAATTGGTTCTATAGGTACACGATGGAGATTTTCTACGTATGACGTAATTACTCCTATAAATGGTAAGCTATAATCATGTTGCAGATCTAACTTATTTATCTGAAAATAACAGAAATAAGGAATTCCTAGATCTATTTATATCTATATGCAAATCTAATAACATATTAGATATATTAGCTTTTATTAAGGAAGAACGGTTTGTAGAAGAAAATAGTAATATAAAAATATTATATGACAACAAAGAGCTACTCATCTTCAAAGAAAATTTTATTTTAAACCTACCAGAACCAAACCCTACAACATGTACAGTAGGGGATTTTGAATTTGCATTAGATTATCCAAATATAATAGATTATACATGTAAACCAATGCATTGTATTAAGAGTATACAATATCAAAATGACATTCATTATATAAAAACTAATGATGATTTTAATTTAATACCTAAAACTTTATATGATCAATTACAACCTTATATAAATCCATATATACAAGAGTTAAATAAAACTTTAATATATGAAGTAGGCCCTGTGACTAGTGGATTTATACTAGATATTGAGTTAATAATTAAAATAATATATTTAGCTTTTGTTACTTCGTTCAAAAATATAATTGATGAGCGGTTGTTTTTAATGAAAGAATATAATTTTACGTATGAAGCTTTTGATAAAATTTCTTTCCTACAAGCTAAACAATATTTAACAAAAGGTATTAAACTAATTAATGAACGCAATAATCCAGAAACTCAGTGAGTTAAGTAAATTAAATTTTACTTTACCTATTAGTAATCAGTCTGTTGAAATCAGTAAGATTAACTTAGAACTACAATCTAAGTTTGAAGATTTTGCGAGGAGCGTAGATAATCAACTAACAGCTAGTACGAAATATCTACAGTTTATTAATAACCATATACGGAGAGAAGCAAAAGGAAATATCGGGTATTTAGATAAACTATATATATTACAACAATGGTTTAATGACGTAAAGCCTGATGAACAAGTAGAGTGCGAAATTACTGACATTCAAATACCAGATTACACTCTTACTATAGAAGGAGCTGACTTTATATTTAAATTTGAACTACCAGAGATAGCGAAAGAATTAGCATATTTAAAATATATTATTGAAACAAAAAAAGACGAAATGAAGTCTGTTGATGCCTTATTTTATTTTATTTTTAGATTTGTACATACAATTGAAGTAGATACCGATGAGTTGAAAGCAGAAGATATTGAAACTGCTGAGACTTTATACAGGTATTTGAGTATGAATAAGATAACATCTATCACTAATCACATAGATAAAGCTCTAGAACCAATACAACCTGTAAGAAACTTCGAAGTAGATCCACGTGTATTCTTTGCCTAATAATTAAATAATTATATGGCAGAGTTAACTGCAGAACAACTCAAGGCTTTAATGGGTAACCAAGCGAGCCTTGAGGCTAATAGATCTCAGATGGAAGAATTCCGTCAACAAGATATACCCGCGATTATTCACAGGTTAGGGGATATCAGCACGAATATTCGGGAGCTTCTAAAAACAAATCTGTCCATCGCGGTAATCGGGTCAAAAGAAAAAGGAAAAACAACTGATGGTACAGCGCAAGCCCAAATTGGTGAGAACCCATTAGACAGTATATCATCTCATTTAAAAGATATAAAAGATTTCCTTGTGGAAACGTTTAAGAAGGGCCCTGAGAGTAATTTTAAAGATAAAATATCAACACCTCCAGGTACAAAGGATTCAGTAACAGAAAAGCTAGGAGAATCAATGGACTCTGGTTCAAAAACAGCGATGGGTTGGTTAGGTGGATTGTTTGCAGTAGGTGCTCTTGGTGAGCTTAGTAAAGTATTAGGTATAGGAGCCGCTGGTGGTACTGCTGGTTTACTAGCTAAAGTTGCCGGTAAGATATTTAAGTTTACTGGCCCAGTACTGAGGAGGATACCAATTCTTGGTTCTCTATTTTCATTTTACGAAGCATACAAAAAGATTAAGGCTGGTGGTATTGATAATACTATATTTGGTTTGATGGATTTAGCTGCTGGTTTTGCTTATGCGGTACCTGGTCTTGGAACTGGTATTGGTATTGGTATAGACGTATTACAATACTTCCTCAAAAACAAAGCTGATGAATTTAAAAAAGAAAGTGGAGATACAAGTTTCTTTGGAAGTATGTATGAGAAATTGATCGATTATTTATCTGAAACTCCTATGATTAAATGGATGGCAGAGCTAGGAACTAAATTCTCTGCTATTTGGGATAACCCAAGTTTGGAAACACTTGGAGCTTTTGCAGGTCACTTAGCATATGGACCTCTTATGCCGCTTATAACTGCATTGTCTATGCTGAACGATGCAAGTTCAGTTTTAGGTCTTACAGATAAAAGTGGTAACCCTCAAAAACTTTTTGGATGGTTATATAATAAAGTAGAGGATTATATAATTACCCCTGTTAAAGATATGTTTACTTCAGTATTTGATTTTATAAAAAATACAATTAACACTGTACAAGATAACATAGCAGATATGATATTATCAATAGTAGACAATTTACCAGAAACTTTTGGTATAAGGGAAAAGATAAAATCCTCTCTTGGGTTAACAACTGATCCAGACCCTGGTGGAGAAAAGAATAAATTAAGAAACGATATTAAAAAGAAATTATCAGATGTCTATAAGGGAGATAGAGAAGCAATGCTAAGAGCAGAGCAAAAAGCTGACACGGGTGATTTACCTGCATTAAAACAGCAGCTTAAAGAAATGGACAATCAGTTATTAAAAGATGCTACTCCTATAAATCAGCCAGAAAAATTACCAACGTTAGAACAGATAGATAAAGAAATAATAAACAAGGCATTTGGTCTCGCACCAAATCAAAGCACTGTAAACCAAACTCAAGTAAATACATACGTTGCACCATCCGCACCTTCTCGTAGATACAGGAGACGTTAACATTAAGATATTAATAAATGAATAAATTATTTAAATTTGTAAGAGATGAACAATCTCAAATAGGGATAGGAGGAGACGATGTTGACCGAACATTCGGAGTTGCAGCAGCCGCAGCGTCAGCAACTGTTGAGGGTAAAAGTGATCGACTAGTACCAGATGGTGGTAAAGTAATAGATGTAGTAAAGAATTTTAAGTGGACAAAAACTAAAAGAAATAGTGTTGGTAGAGAAAATACCCCTACTTTAGAATTACAAGAGTTTCAAGTTGCTCTACCAGCTTTTTATAGTAATTTAAATGTAGCAAAACAAATAGCTGATTCTGCAGGTAAAGGAATAGGTGGATTGTTAGATCAAATAACTAAAATAGCAGGTGAAGGAGAGAGTGTAACAACTGTAGTTAAAGATGCAGGGAGTAAGGTTAGTTCTACAGCTCAAGGTACCATAGATAAGGCTCGAGCACAATTTGGTGTTGAAACGATGAAAATGCCACAGTATCTTAAATCTTATGAAGAACTATACGGTGTAAAAAGAACTAATTTTATTTACAAATTACCATATTTAGAAGACAAATATAAAAGTATATCAAACAACTGGCAAATGGGTGGTGGTACTCTTTCTACAGCAATAACAGATGGTGTTTCTTCATTAACAAATTTACTTGGTAGTTTAGCAGCTCCTGGAGTAGGTATTGATTTTTCTAAATCGTTTAATTACGATAATTCTGGACCTGAGCATACCATGTCATTTTTTCTAGATAATACAAGAGACTCTGAATATGGTAATAATATGTACGAGATGAACTATCGTTTAATTTTCTTATTGTTATATCAAAATATGCCTAATAAATTAAATCGAGTTGCTTTAACTCCACCTGTAATTTATAGAGCTAAATTACCAGGGGTGTTTAGTTATAGATATAGTTTTTTGAGTAGTTTAGCAGTAAACATGATAGGTACTCGTAAAAATAAAACAATCTCCGGTTTTATTAATACAGAGAACAATAAGAGTGTTCAAGCAGTTATACCCGAAGGTTATGAAGTAACCCTTACTTTAAAGAGCTTAGTACCAGAAACCCAAAACTTATATTTTGATGCAGTAAATAACCCTGTATTTTCAACCCAAGTATAATTATGATTACAGACTTAGAACAATATCAAAATCAAATAAAAGATTTACCTAATTTAGAAGATGTAAGATATGAAAATATTTTTAAAGTTGCGAAGTCAGACAAATTCTTCTTCTATAATATTACAAAAAAGATATCTATACCAGATGATTTACAGTCAGATGTTTATTATGAATTAAGAATTAACAGCAAAAAACCATGGACAACTTTATCGAATGATGTATATGGTACTCAAGATTTATGGTGGTTGATTTGTTTAGTAAATAATGTCTTTAACCCTATAGGTAACCCTGAATTAGGAGCTGTATATAAAATAATAAGACCCGATTTTGTTAACCCTATTTTAGCAGAAATAAAAAGACTTACTAATGGCTAATATACCTCAAGCAAAAATGAAAGCAGCAACTGACTTTCCTTTTGTATCTATTAATGCAAATGGTACAGAATATGAAGTTACAGTTTTTCTGTTTAATAGTAGAGGAGAAGCTAGGTATATAGACTCTACTTCTTTATTTCAAATAGTACTAGAAACAAACCACGATACTCCTTTCCTATTAGGGAGCGTGTCAATAAACGATGAGCAAAATTCAACCACTATTAACAAAGTAGATTTTGGCCCTAACGCCGCAGCTTTGTCTGAGATAAACAGCTACGGAGATGGAGAAGAATTTATAAAAATATTAATTAAATCTAATAATCAAAAAATATTAGAAAAAATATTTATTATAACTAACAGTGAAAAAACAGTACAAGATAATAATAAACTTACTGTGTATTTTTTTATAGATGTAGTTTATTCTCATTTTGCCAATAAGAGAAAAATATGGACTACAGATTTATTAAATGAAAAATTACAACAAAAAGTTATAATTAATACAGGGCGAGATAAAGTAAACTCTGGTAGAGCTCTTAAAGATGTTCTTACATACTTTTCTGATGACCCTAATATTATAGATGAGAAAAATTGGGATGATGGTATAGGTACTGTTTATTATTCTTTACCAGCTGGTGAACCAGCTCTTACTGCTATAGAAGAAATAATGAAAACATATGTTTCATCAGACGAAAGCGGAGGAGTACTTACATATTATAACGGACAATTTCAACTACAATCTATAAGAAGTAAAACAAATAAAATTTTTAAAAGTACTAATAAACATCCAGGTATACCTCAAACAATACTAGGTGATAACTTTGCAGGAGGTTTTAAGGTGTCTTCAGGAGATAATAGAGTAAGTTATACAAATAAAGAAGCAAGCTCTATATTAGGTAATTATTACTCTTATATACCTATAGATATTAATGAGATACTATTTACAGATGTTAACTTCAACGCTACATTAGAAGAGCTAGACAAAAAAGAAATAATACAATTTGACGCTGAAGCAAAACAAATTACAATTCATAGCGACCAAGGCACAATACCTGCTGTACAAGCCAGAAGTGGTGTTGAGTCTTTACCAGATGGAGAAAATATTCAATTAAATATTGATGAAAATAAAAAATTCAATAATACTAAAACTAAAATTTTCACAATGGCGGATGAAAGTACAACAAGGTATCATGGGACTATCCAATTACAAAAACAATTACTAAATAGTTTAACTAAAGCTAATTTTAGTTGTTTTGGAGATATTAATATAGCGGCAAACAAGTTTATTTATATGACATTAGATTTAAATACTAGAAATAAATTTGCTAATAAAATACCAGGGTTTTGGTATGTAACTAAAAACCTTACAACTATAAGTGCAAGTCAATTTTCAAGTGCAATAGAATGTGTGAAATTAGATAAACCGAAATGAGCGCAATACCATCTAAAACAGGAGTACCAGATATTGTTAATAGTAAATTAACAAATACAGTAGATTTTCATATTGCCTCAACAAACTTTAACTCTATATTAAGATCATATATTAACTTTCTAGCTCTTAGTAAGTACTATGACAGTTTAAAATATGAAGCTGACCCGATTACAGCTGAAGCAACGTTCTGGGAACAATTAGCAAACTCTAATATAAATTTACAAACCTTCGCTAAGAACCCTAAAGCTACAAAATATCTATCTCGGCTACAGTTAGAATTAAACGATGGAGAGTTTTTAAAGTTAACTGAAAATGGTGACCCGTTAGTTTATATAAGTGCAGCTGGTAACTTAATAGCAGAAACAACTGAAGGTAGAGAGATACCTCTTACTAAAGATGATACTGATAAAGTAAATGAACAGTTATCTGAGATAAAGACTTCTTTTGATATCGCTAGCGAAGATCAAAATGGAGAATTTATAGCATGGTGGTTAGATAAGTATCGTAAGTCTCATAATAAAGTTAAAGAAGTATTACAAACAAAACTTAATATTGAAGATACAATTCTACAAGAAATATCTGAAAGCATAGGTTTTATCTCTTATCAATATCTCACCCCTCAAGGAAGATATATGCATTATGCAGATGAAGATTCAGACCCAACTCCTTACCCATTTAATAGTATTATAGATGACAAATTGGAATTAGATACTCGAAAAAATATCTTAGGTTTAAGTCGGAGAACTGAATCAATTTTCAAAAGAAATATACAACAAGTAATTAATACTACAGATCTTGGAGATTCGGCTCATAAAGAAAACTTAGTAACTGATCATTTTTACTACAAACGATTAAAAGAAAATCAGTCTGAAATAAGCGAAGTTATAAGCGTTACGTTAGGCGGGGCATTTAACTTACTAGGTTGGCTAACTACAAATAAAGTAAGTAACAAACAAAAGACTGTACCTGGAGTATTTGAGTTAGTTGTAGAAAATTCAAAAGAAGAAGTAGACTTACTTTTAAATAAGATTCAAACTCTTAAACGTCCGTTTAGTATGGATATACTTAGTTAAGTTTTTCTGGATCATTAACTTCTGCATCAACATTTATAACAGATTTATCATTTATAAGTTTAGCCATAATTTCTTCCCTACTCATAGTTAACGCATGACTTTGATCTGCAGTTTGAAGTTCTCTCCTAGATTCAATATCCATTTTCTTTGATGCAATAGTAGTATTAGACTTTTTATCTTGTATAACAATTTTGTTTAATGTTTCTATAGCTCCAGAAGATGCTTTAATTAACTCCGCAAGGGATGATATATTTTCTGCTTCTGGCATATGATGAACCACTTCTTTCATATTGTCGATTAACTCTAGACTATCTTGAATTAACTTCGAAGATTTTTTAATAACAAACTCCTCTACATCTTCTTTATTCAATTCTGGATGATCTTGAGCAGCTCGTTCTAACATTTTACTATCTGCAGGTATAGACTTAAGTTGCGAAATTAAATCATCCGGGTTAATATCATCCATAAAAATATTTACTTGAAAAATCTCTATTATATACTATATTTTATGTATGAGTTCAAAAGAACAGCTTAGTATGAAGTTTGTAAAGACCCACACTGACGCAAAACTCCCGGAACGAGCCCATGATAGTGATTCAGGATATGATCTATATAGTGTATCAGAAGTTATTGTTCCTGGGGATGGGTCAGTTGTAGTTCCTGTTGGTTTAACTCTTGGTTATTTGACTCCAGGTTGGTGGTTCCGTGTTGAACCTAGAAGTGGTTTAGGGTTCAAACATAACTTACAACCTCACTTAGGAATCATTGATAATGGTTATAGAGGAGATCTAGGAGTAAAGTTATATAACTTCAGTAATGTTAATATTACTTTAAATAAAGGTACAAAAATTGCACAATTGGTTTTATATCCTCATATAACAGCTGAAGTAAGTTTTATTGATGAAGTCGTTGAAGCTGATCGAGGGGATGCTGGTTTCGGTTCTACTGATTATAAATCAGATATGGATACTGATAAAATGTCAATTTATGATAATTTTAAAGAATACCCGTCTGCATGAACGTATCTGATATATGGTGTGAGAAGTACAGACCAAGTACTTTAGAAGAAATAGTACTCAATCCAAGTACTCGTAATTACTTTAATAAAGTACGAGAGGATAAGAACATACCTAATGTTATGTTCGTTGGAAGACCTGGTATTGGTAAAACTTCTTTAGCAAAGATTATAGTATCTGATGTTCTCAATTGCCAGTATCTCTACATCAATGCGTCGGATGAGAACGGAATAGATACTATACGTACAAAAGTTCTAAACTTCGCGCAGACAAAGAGTCTCTTTGGGAGCATTAAGGTTATAATACTTGATGAGTGCGATGGTTTGTCTATTGATGCTCAAAAAGCTCTCCGTAATTCTATAGAAGAGTATCACGACTTAACTCGATTTGTACTTACAGCTAACTATAAACATAAGATTATTCCAGCTCTTCAGAGTAGATGTCAACTATTTGATCTCAATCATGATAAAAACGAGTATATTACTAAGTTGATATCAATTGTTAAAGCTGAAGAAGTAAAGATTAATAAAGAAGATTTCACTAATATTGTTAATAGTTGTTATCCAGATTTTAGAAGAGGTATTAACGCTCTACAAAAGTATGCTTTATCAGGAGGAAAAGAAGGTATATTTGGAGATATATCTGAACTTTTCGATGGTTTAATAGATCTTCTACGAAATAAAAAATATACAGCTATAAGAAAGTTTATTATCGAGAATGAAACTGTCTTTAATAACGATTATGATGTTTTATTTAAAAAGTTATTTGATTATATATTTGAATCTTCTATAGATGTAGACAAAAAGAAAGACTGTCTTTTAACAGTCTCTAGATATTTTTATCAGAATAGTCAATGTATTGATCAGGAGATCAACTTCTATTCTTGTATCCTTGAATTAAGCGTTTAAATACTTCGCAGTAGTTAACTTATAATCTCCGTTAGGTACTTTAGTTGGTTGACCAACATCAGTAGCTACGTCTTCTACTTCTTCTGGCTTCAATGTAGTAGGATCTTTTTGATCATTAGTTGGATCTTTTTGAGTACCACGAGCATCTGCAGAAGATATATCAAACTCTAATAGTTCTAAGGGAATAGTTAAGTTATTTTGATATAAACCAGGAGCATATTCTACTGCAATATCTGCTAATTGAGCTTGAGAATCTGTTGTACCAGTCTCATATACAGCTTTTTTAATAGTAGATAACATAAGAGGTTTACCTTGCTCTGATAAAGTTTTTACCTCTTGTATATAGTTTTGTCTAGCTTCATCAAGAGATTTATACCAATCTGAAGATTCGCAGTTGCCTTTGATCTTAACATAATCACCAGCGATAGGCCCGGATTTTACAAATCGACCAATTTGTTGTTCAAATATAGTATCGAATTTACTCATTTAAATTATTTATTCTATTAAGCCTTTTAAAATTAAATAATTATACATGGCTCTTAAATTAGATATCCTAAAAGATGTAAAGAATAGGGATAGTTACCGTAATTATTCTTATGCAGACTTACATTTAGATATAGAACTTAATAGTTTTCTCTCTGATAAAACTGTTGGGGCAGAGAAAAATAAGCAAGATTTGAAATTAAGTTATGATGAATCCGCTATTTACAACTCTATAAGAAACACTTTTAATACTAAAAAAGGACAAAAAATACTAAACCCTAATTTTGGATTAGATCTAGAACAGTATTTGTTTGAGAATATATCAAAAGATAATGGAGATTTAATAGGTACTACAATTTATGAAGAGTTAGCGTTGTATGAGCCTCGAGTTATAGTGAATAGTGTAGATATAATTGCACGACCTGATCAAAACGAATATAAAATTAGTATATCTATCACAATACCATCATTAAATAATAAAAAAGGGACTGCTAACGGATTACTAACAGCAACAGGGTTTACGTACACATAAAAATGGCAAAATATACACAATTCGATTTACCGACAGATGCATATGCAAGCTTTGATGCCCAAAGCTTGCGCGATCTAATCATATCTAGAATTAATAAAGACACGAACATTAATTTTACAGATCAAAATTTCGAAGGTAGTAACATCTCTGCTCTTATAGATATTATTTCCTACTCATACCATACTTTATTATTCTACTTAAATCAAACTAGTTCAGAGAGTAATTTTAATGATGCAGAGTTGTATGAAAATATAAACCGTATAGTAAAACTTATTGATTATAAACCTGTAGGTAAGCAGTCAAGTGTGTTACCCGTAAACATAAAAGGTACCTCTGATTTGTCTGCTGGTTATTATACAATACCTAAATTTACATTCGCAAGCTCTGGTGGTAAGACATTTACATTTACTAATGATCTCACGTTTGAAAAAATAACATCTGAAACTGAAACTATAACAGCAACTGGTAACCAATTATTATATGAAGGTACAGTAGAAGAATATCCAGTTATTAATCCTATCGGTGAAAAATTTGAAACAATAAATCTTCTCCCAGGAGGGGATGTAATAATTGATCACTTTAATATATTTGCTTACGTAAAAGAAACAAACGAAGATGATAAGTGGTATGAATGGAAAAGAGTTCCAAGTATATTTTTAGCAAATGCAAATGAAAGAGTTTTTGAAATCCGATATAATGAAAATAAAAACTATGAATTTAAATTTGGTAATAGTGTAAATGGTAAAAAGTTAAATGACGGGGATCAAGTTGCTATCTATTATATTAAATCAACTGGGGAGTCTGGTAAGGTAACTAAAAACACTTTTGTAGATAGTGGAATTAATATTTTTAATACATCTCAATATGACACCATATGGGCTGATATAAAAGATACATCCTTAAATTATCTTGCTATCGAAACTGCTCCGAATGTTAATATTAATAATACTGAAGACAGTACAAACTTTGGAGAAGAAGAAAAGGTATCAGAAATAAAACAAAACGCACCTCGATTTTTTAGTTCAGAATACAAACTAACTACGAAAGGAGATTATAAAAGTTTTATACAACGAAACTATAAAAACTTAATTTACGATGTAACTGTACAAAATAATAGTGATTATACTAATGATTATTTAAAATATGTTAATGAAGAGTTAGGTCTAACAGATTATACATTAGATACAAACGCCCTTTTTAATCAATTTTATTTTGCTGATAGCGCAGACGCAAACAACATATATCTAACTATTGTACCGAATTTGCGTAAAAATAAAACAGTAGTCACTCGTTCTAATTATCTTTCTAATTCTCTAAAAGAAAAAATACGGAGTGAGATTGAAGATTATAAATTACTTAACAGCGAAATTGCTTTCATTGATCCAGTATACTTAAACTTAGATTTATCTTTGTCATTCTCTGGTGAGATAAATAAAACATCTTATAAAGATTACACATGCCTAGAAATAAGCAGAAGTTCCCGTTCTCTAATAAACGAAGAAGATTTAAAAACAAAAGTATTTAATACTATAACAAACTATATTAATTCTATAAAGCTTGGAGGCTTAATAGATGTGAGGTTTTTAAATAACGAACTTGAAAAAATTAAAGGTATTGAAAAAATAGAAACAATAAGAACTGATGTAGAAAACCTCGGCGTTCCTGGTCTTTCTTTATGCATTTTTAATCCAATATATAATGGGAGGGATATTAAAAGTATCGATACTAGATATCAGTTAAAACCATATCAAATACCTTATATTGAAAATTCCACTTTATTTAAAAATAAAATTAAAGTTAAACCCTTAACTAGTAACAATAGAGTCGTTGAATATTAATGTCTGAACCAATAACTAACACTCCAGATAGTATACCAGTACCAGTAACAGTTACTGTTGATACATCAGTTTCTGTACCTCCATTGGTTGAGAATGTGCACTTATTATCTGCTTCCCAAGCTGGTTTTACTAATATATCTAATTTTACTTTTACTGCAGATTTAACTGGTACAGTTTATAGTATTATAGATAATTTTGAACCTAAAATATCTAATACTAAAGCGGTATGGGATTTTGGAGATGGTTATACTCTTAGTGCTGCTAATAGTACTACAACTACCCATAGATATAGAGTACCAGGTATATATAAAGTGTCAATGTATTTCTTCAATGAAGAAGGAAACACCCATCTTAATACAGTTACTAAGTCAGTATCAGTTTATAATTATGTACCAACAAATGTAGCTATTAGTAATAATTTTGTTGCTTCTGTTTCAGCTGCGCAATTCCCAGCCGGAACAAAAAACAATTCGTTTAATGCTGGTGTTTCTGCTTCATGGCAAGATATACCAGAGGATGGCAAATTTACTTTGTATCTCACAGCGAGCGGTAGTAAAGCTAAACCATATGATACTAAAAGTAAATATGCTCACTTAGTACCGTATAATGCTTTTTACAATCCACAAGATGGTAATCTGATTAATAGTGTGGAAGGTTTAAATTTTAAATTAAACAATCAGTATTATGTAGTCAATCCTTCTACTAATAAAATAGAACCAATTTTAGAAGATAAAGTAGAAGAGTTTACTGCAGTTGGAATGACTCCTTATTTGTTAGGAGCTACAGTTAGTACGTTCCAAGGTTATGATAATACATCTACAAATTCAGCTGGAGTTACATCAATGCGACCAGGGAAGCCATATTCTGTATCCGCCCATGATATACCAGCATTTATATATTATGATGATATACCTAATATCGACCCGGGAGTGAGATTATTGTTTAAGCTTGATACAAGTAAACATAAAGTAAGAAATTTTTATGTAGATGGTATCGATTCAGATATTAACAGTAGTGGGTTAACTTTTTTAGAAACAAATCAAGTAGGAGCATTTGTAGGTAATACAACTACAGAGATTGGTTACCCGATAAAAATATCTAAACCAACTACTACGAGACTCTCTTTCACATCTACAGGTATGAAAGAAATGTCTGGTATACAATATAAAAGACAAGGAGATAAATTTCAATTGTTTATAGCACTAGCAGATAGGGAGTTAAATATTGCTAAATATTATCCTCAATATTTATGGTCTTCAAGTCAAAATCCTGCTCAAGATAATCAATTTTACTTAGAATGGACTGATGGTACTACAACAACAACTTCTAACATAAGTAGTATTAGTACAAATAAGTTTCCGTACGATACTTCTACAGGTAAAACAAATTTAAGTAGTTTTCTATATACTAATATAAATCCATTAAGTGCCGGAACATGGACATTAAATGTTACTGGAAGAATAGATTCTTTTACATCAGCAATTGGAGTTTCCGGGTATAACGCCATAATTGATTACGATGGTTCAGGTCCTTTAGGTCCGGTTTCATTAACTGCCTCCGGGGGTAATATTATAGAAGGGTCATATACGTTTACAGTCTTACCTTCTACAAATGATGTGGAAATTTATAAAATAAATGAGGATATAGATTATTCTCAAACAATAAAAGGTTACAGATTCCAATCATTTTTACATGAGTATGATAATTTATTTGACGGTATATTTACTTCGTTTGTTGGTGAAGCGAGCTCAAGTCCTACTGTTTTTGGTAAAACGGTTTTTGAAAAGATAGCAAACTTTGTTGCAAATAATAACGATGTAGATTATTGTAATCTAGATAACTTACAATCCTTCTATGATTTCTTCAATGAAGATATAGATATTGTATTACCGACCCCACCACCAGAGCTGAAGCGATTGTATGATTTGTTTAGTATAAAAATAACAAAATTATTAGGAGGATATGAACAAAATAATGAGCGATTAACTACAGACTTTTATACTAATTCTGCTAATGGACGGAACGTAGACTTTAATAATAAAATAGATACTTCCACTTATACGGTTACTGCCTATACTAATATTGTAGCAAGACAAAAATTTAACAATGAGTTTGTTTTAATTAAACCTCAAAAAATTGCTAGCTTATCTTTCCAAACAGCAAATGAGCTTTGGGACTTAACTACAACGAATTTAAATTTCGCGACTACAACTGGCTGGCAAGCTACTGTATCAGATCAAATAAACGAAACTGGTAGCTCTCCAATAAGTGGTTGGGTACTTACTGGTTCTGTTGCAGGACATAACCCATATACTGGTACCCCAGCCACAAATAATTTATTTCAAGCTATAAACGCTAAATCAAATTCTAGCTATAAGGTTACTGTAACTGTCGCAAGCTGTACAGCCGGTACATTAAGAGTAATAATAGGGCAACATAGTAACGGGGTTGCATTACCTCAAACAGGAGGGGTTACTAATAATGGAACTCATTCTGTAACGATAACAAACACAGGAATTTATGATACCCTTTCATTGGAAGTAAGTCAAGACTTCAACGGTAATATAGATAACATTATTATACAAGAATTAATTTCAAATCAATATCCTCTTTCAGCTTATAATAAATATAGTAACTGGGGTTGGTCGTTAGATACTTCTGTATCAGGTGCTAGTGGTTTAGATAGTTTTTATGACTTTTATCCTTATACGACATATGACACTACATCGGCAGATGAAAATATAAAAAACAGTATTGTAGATTTTAATAATACATATACGTCTATAACTCGTGGAAATTCTTCCCTGAGCGCTAATTGGGATAATACAGGTGGCATTGTATATAAAAATGTGGATTATCAAATCCGGAAAGGACTTAATATATGACGATAGATTTAAATACAACTAACCCATTATCTTTTATTGAATGGAAAGCTTATTATGAAGATGTTTCTAGCGCTACTGAGCTACCTGTAATTTACAATAACTATCTTATTGAGTGGAAAAACCAAAAAGAGACAAATACTAATTATAATAACGATTATACTAAAAACATTTACATACAATTTTTAAAGAATTTAAATTTATCAACTTTAGATACTAATGTACAGCGGTTTCTCGAGAGAATAGATACCGATGATGTATATGAACTAGAATTATCAGTTCACTATTTTATTGAAATAATACAAAACCAATTAACTAATGTTCGAGATTTAAGAGAAGAGGTTAAGTTTTCTACATCAAAAAATAAACTTAAAACTTCAAAAGCAGGTATACAAAAATATTTAAAAAATTATATAGCTAGATTACTTAGTAGTAAGGAATTTGTAAAAGAAAATACTAACACCGCTATAGAAGATATTAACATACAAAAAATAGCGAACAATATAGAAATAAATTTAAAGAGTTATGTTTCTGATGAGTTTTTGTATAACATCCACACAATAGACAAAGATTTAATTTTAAGTGTTACCCGCAAGGTACTTAACGAAGTACCTAATGTTTTACAGGCAATATCAATAAACAAAGATGGTAAGAAACTAAAAATAGAAACCAACAATATATCAACTCCAGAAAGTATATTGAGCATTAATCAACCGTTTACAAATTTTGAAAGGTTACCTGGTAGGTACTTTAGAGGAGAAGAAAAAACATTAAAAAATTTAAAATTTACGTACGAAAAGGGATTAATAGAAAAATATTTAGCAAATGATTTATATCATGTATCTGGTAATAAACAATCTGCAAAAGTAGAACAGCTGTTTAATAATACTAACCCTACAAATAGTTTAAATCAAAGATATAATCCGAATTTATACAACAAACCTGTTAACATAAAAAGTACAGAAATTTACCCGTATCAATTATCCTTTAAAAATACTGGAACAACTAATTTTTATTCTTATGGGTTAACATTTAATATAGATTTATCTGCGTTCAATGGAACAGATTATGTAGTTCCCAACCCTAATAAATATGAACCTGGTATTAAATGTGTTGGTTATATTAAAAATAGCAATACTGGAGAGATTCTTCGTAATATAAAAATAAAACAAAGAACTCCGCTTATTTTTAAAGCAAAAACAAACGAATACAAAAACAATGATCAAAGTGCTTCTATAGGTTTTTACAATAATAAAATATTACGAAATTATGGATATCAAAGTCAAGAAAATAGCTTAGAGTACTCTTCTACAGGTATTAACAAAAGAGAAGATAATATTAGTTTCTGGGAAGATGAAATTGGTCATATAGATTGGAAGAATACTGACACATACCCAATAAGCGTTTTAAACATATATCCTGAATCTCAAAGACTTACGGATTTGTTGATAACTAACAAGACTGGCATCAAATTACGGAGTGACATATATGGTAATGAGTTTTATTTTATAAAGCCGGTATACCCAAAGAGATACGCAGGAACCACATATATAAGCAGTACATCAGATTCAAGTACCTCAACTAGTTGTATAACAGCTGCAGAATATTATGATGGTTTGTTTTTTGAACCTTTACTGTCTGCAATATCTGCAGCTGAGTATATAGCTACAGGAACTTTGTATTCTAGTGTTACTGGTATGTATGATGAGTTTATAGTTAATGATTCTACATTATGTGATGTCGCAGGTACAGCAGAATCAGCAACATTCTTAGCTCCTCTAACAGACTTTTCGTGTTCTGATTTGCATAGTCAAGCTTTGTCTTGTGGTTCAGTTTCTGCAGTGTCTGCTGTTGATGGTGGGCCATTTGCTGGACACCCTGGAGTGGGTAGTGAACTAGTAACTCATTATTTTACGGAAACTACAATACCATATTTAACAATTGATACTTCCGCTATATATACAAACTCTACTACTACATATGAAGCGTCAGCAACTAACGATCCAACAACAACCACTGTAAAATTGTTTGATCAACAGTTTATCAGCGCCGGTGAAGTATTTGTTAGAAATATACATACTCAAACGGTAGATCCACTTTCAACAGCCTTTGCAACAGTGTTTAATAAACACACAACAGGTCTTACTAAAGCTAATATACTTACAACAAGTAATATATTAGATTTTGATATTATCGAAAATACAATTTATGTGCAAACGTCAGCAGAGACAGTAACAGAATTATATGATTTTGTAGATGGTACATTTAAAAATAAAGCTAGTTCGAAATCCATAATAACGTAGTAAATAATTTATATGTTCAGTACTAAACAATCAGACGTATTTTACAACGACGAAACAAAAGAAATGTTTGTTTGTACTGTGAGCTCTCTCTCTGCTGATAGATGTGATGGTACCTCAGAAATTGTATATGGAGCTGTTCCTTTAATATACAAAATAGATAAAAACACTAATTATAAAAGTAGAGTATATCCTAAAGACTTGACATCATTTAGTTTGAGTTCTAATTCTGATCTATTTGCAGTAACCCCAACTTGCCCTGAAGGTACAAATTTTGATTCCATAACAAAACCTCTTATTAATTATAATAAAACTACATCAAGATATTCAGTAACATTCTTAGGAAGATATACTTCTGACTCAGACGGTCTTGGTCTTAATAATTTTATATTTGAAGATGTAAATTCATATTTCCATTTACTTGATTCAAAAATTTATATCCCCAAAGATAAATTTACTGATGATCAATTTACATTTGAATCTGGTCATTTAAATTCTGATTTATATATTGTAGGTAATACTGTTCGGAATGGTAAACCATCATGGTTCAACCCTAGTACCGGAGCTGAGATAGAAAGATCTCCTGACTACTCAATCGGACCTATGCACGTACAATCTACAAGTAGTTTAGGTTTTAATTTAGTACTTGACCAAACAAACACTACTATAGACGCCATTACAGGAGATAAATTTTACCCAATGTTGTACAGTGGAGGATTTATAACATATAATCCAAAATACGTTGCATTTGATCCAGAGTATACAATACGGGTAGATTTTAGAGCAAGATCGTTTAATGTACCAAGTCCAACTGCATATGGTGGAACTCAATCTGTAGGCGTTAGCGCTACGAGATGGGTACAACAATGGGCCCCTGCAGGAGCAGGAGAAGGGTTCTGTCTTTCGTTCTTTAGAAACCCAGAAAGAAATTCGTTTGTAATTCCTAATGGTATAGGTTCTACTCTAGGTTATGCTATAGCAGATTTTAGCCCTAATGAGGTAGCTGGTACAGCGCATTCGACAGTTGGATTGTTCAAGCGAAAGAATTGGAACCCAAATACTGGGTATACGGGTAGCCTTCCCTCCGGGGCAACTATTGATATGGGGATTGGTAATGTAGGTCAGCAAGGAGAAGGTTCTCCTGCAGATAGTTTCCTAGGGGTTGGTTTTGATATTGGTGGTAACTTTGCATATACATCAGAAGATAAAACTGGATGGTATGACGGTACTACTGCTACAATTTCTCCATGCTCGGTAGGTATAAGAGGTAGTAAGTTTTACGATACTCAGATACTCACATCTGTAGACATGAGCGCTACAGCAGGTGCAGCAGTACCAATGCATACTTCTGCAATGTCAGCTCAGTTTGTAGATTATAGAGTTGATTTGACTAATAGAGGTACGAAAGTAACAATTTACAATAAACTTACTAGTGAAACAGATTATAATACAATATTAGAATTAAGGCTGAATGCCGAAGTTGGAGTAAGTAATACTACAGGAGAAAAATATAACGCATGGAGAGGTTTTCAAAATAACCAACAAATAAAAAATGAAGAATTACCTCCTCTGAATGTAGGTTTATCTTTTACTACAAGTGATAAAGCTAGTCAATTTGAACTCCATAAGTTCGAAGTTACAGGAGTTAAAGTACATAACCCATGGGCTAGTGTTCTTCCAAAACTTAGAGAAGAAACAGTAACTGAAAAAATAGATTATTTACAAGAGTCTTCAAAAAATTTACGCAAGAAATTAATTAATGTTGATATTGGAGATACTAATGAGTATAAAGCTGGAACAAGCACAGTAGATATAGAAATGGTGATTCCTGCAAAATCGAGAATAGCGAAAGCGGTCTCTGAAATATCAGACCCTGAAATCACATTATGTGATGATAATAATCCAGAAATAATTGAACAGGATGTAGATATAAGGATTACAAAACTAAACCCTAATCAAATTGATAAAACAATTGAAGTCGCTGAACTTGGAGGTAACCTTAAAATCCCAGGCTCAGTAACGGCTATTAAAAAGGATGGAAGAAATATTACAGGAGATACAATAACAGTACCGGAACCGATTATTATTAATCCACCAGTTAATCTTATTACAGAATTAACTGCTCACTGTCGTTCAAGATTTGATAAGAACATTTTCGATCGTGAAAGTGATATACCAGCTTTTGTGTGGTTGAGAAGTAATAAAATAACAATTAATAATAAAGATTATTATCTCTTTATAGATAGTCTTGTATATCATGGTACGGGTACAAAATCAAACCAAGGGTGGAAAAAAGATAAAAGTACATCAACTATTTTATTCAAGCCTGAGAATAGAAAAAAAATAGAGAATAGATTTATACAATTAGTAACTACTCCGGGCGTTGAGTACAAGAAATACTGGGAAATACAACAAAACATGGGTGGGATAGGAATAACCCGGGGCTGGAAAAACACGGGAGGTAAATACGGTACCGACATAGATTTAACAAAATTTTATACTAAAGATGTAGATAATTGGGATTTTGCTCCGTTAGGGGATGAGTTGGATAGGCACGGGGTCGACGAGAAGAGATTAAAGGAGTTGGGAACCACTTTCTTCGGTACTCCAAAAGGCATAACATGTATTGAGATTGAATATGAAAATGATGAGTATGGTGTCTATGTCTCAGAGGCTGGTACAAATAAAATTAAATTCTCATACACCGGTATCGCCGAAACTGGTGAGGGAGGAGGCGCGTAATGAATACCTTTACGTACACATTAACAGCAACCCCAGCAGCCGAAGGCGGTACAAAGACTAAATCTCAGTCTTTAACAGGTACCACTGATGTAACATTTTCCTTATCTGGATTAAACACTTTATACGAAGTTAACAATGACTATAAAATAAATAAGGTTGTTGTTGATTTTGATGACGGTAAGGAATTAGTTTTAACCAGATCTTTATCAGGTACAACTATTGCATCTTTATCTAGTGAAGCCTTTAATCATGTAATACAAACAGACTTTACCGACCAAGCAAAAAGACATGTATACTTTACCCTTTACAGAGACGATCAAAAAGTAGATGTAATAGATCTGAAGTTTACAATGTTTAAACCCCCTATTACTACTTACGAAGATGTAAACTTATTAAAAACTGACTACTTTAATAATGATGTAGATAATGAAAAATTACTATTAACATTTATTAATAAAAACCCTGAAGTATTAGGTTTAAGTTTATTAGATATTAATGTACCAGGGAAAGCTGGTTATGATCCATCTCTTACAACTAGTCAAAGTACTAGTACCAATTCATTTACTGTAGGGTTTACAACTGATTATATACATACTCACGCATCAGAATCTAATACAGGTAATACAATTCAAGTAAGTCTAGGAGATACTATTAACCCTAACACAGGTTTGCCTAAAGATAATGGAAAAATCTCTTTTAAATATAGAACAAGAGCCCCGGAGACTGCAGAATCAGGTAATAGTAATGCAGTAGTAAATTTACCTAACAACCCTCATTTATTTTATGTACCATTAACTGCTAATTCCAGCTTTATACACTTAAGCGGTTTCTTGACTTGGAATTGTAGTGATATAATGAAGGATATAGATTTAACTACTAAGACAATAACGATACCTCTTATAGATATTACAGGTACTAAGACTTCATTAACTGATTATTATTTTACTAATGTTAATACAGGGGTCGGTACATCAATGACAGGGTTAGCATCTGGAGGATATTTTTACTTAGATTTATATGATGTTACAGGATGTGACTCAATAACAACAACAACAAGTACAATTACAGCGTTTGTAAATTACTAATTGAAATAAATAATTATATGGCCATAGAAGACGAAATTATTAATATATCAGATATTGATGTTGGTACTGAAATACTAAACAACGATAAGCTCATTATTGAGACCAATAACGGGACCAAACTACTAGCTTTTAAAGACTTAGTTATTGGTGAAGAGAATATTACGTTTAAAGATAAACTAGTGCAAGGTGCCCGGTCAGGTAAGTCTACTATGGATACTGATCTAGTAGAAGGTTATAATATATTAACATCAGATACTACAGCTGGCCATGTAACGAAGTATTCTGATATTAGCGGTACTGTAGAACTAGGGAGATTTAATTATATTGCAGCAACAGAATTTGCTGGATTATCTACTACAATAACAGCTAACCAACTTGCTATAGGTGACGCAAATATCGAGATCGCGAAGATACAGTCGCTCCTGGCTAGTACTGATAATGATGCATTAAATACTATTTCCTTAATTACTAAGCCTGTAAACTTTATAGTTACTCAAAATGGAGCTGGTACTTTCGGTCCCTCTCCGGTCTTCACTGACAAGACTCTTGATCCTACAACCACAAACTCTAACGTATCATTTGCAAACAGTCCGTTCAAAATCACATACCCATCAGCAGCATCCGGTACGTATGCCGATGGTTTTGTTTTATTTATATTAGAAGCCTTTCTCGGTGGTCAGGGGACATCCGCGGACATGAAAATATATTTACTACTCGACGGTGATACAGTAGCTGAGGCAGATTTTTTTGGAGCCGGTGTCTCGAAAGCTACTATAAATAAAGCTTTATATGTTAAAAGAGGACAGACAGTAACACTTGCTTTTAATAAGGATGCAGCCTTAGAAGATGGTTCTAACTTTTCAGGTATAAGATTCTCATAAATAATGAAAGTTAATTCTATAGATACAGAAAATATTGTACCAGTTGAATATAGCCATACTCACGATGCTAAAATTCTGTTTCGTAAATATAGAGAGAACTTCGATTTTGGTTTGACAGTTGATCAATATTATTTTAATCAAGATGCAAAAGACAAAAAAACTAATTACAATACTCAATATACTCTTACTGAGTTAAACTCTTTATCTACAATAGCAGAATTAGATATTCCATTTACTGAATCAGTTGTAAATGTATTTTCTTCTCCGGTACAACACGGAGGTAAATATTTAAAAACATTTAATACATTAAGTGCGAACTATTTAAGTAGTATGTTTGTTGCCTCGTCGGAATTTGACCCTATTAGTAGTGAATTTTTATTTACTTTTACATTAACATCAGTTCCTGCTACTGCTAAATCAAGTACTCTTAGCGGTAGTATACCTACTAACAAACAAGGTAGTGAAGATAGAATTTTAGTAAGTACTGTTTCTGGTGCTACTACATATTATCTAGTAGCGTTATCAGCAACCAATACTGTTGCAAAATGGACATCAACAGATAGTTTAAAAGAACAATGTTATTTTAGATATGGTATCGCAGATAATAAAATTACTCTATTAAACCCAGCATCTGGGTTTGCCTCAAAAATATGTATAAATAGTGGTCTATATACAGACCTTGATGATGTTTTAAGCTTGTCTACTTCTCCTGGTTCATTTACTACTGCTGCAGCTTTAAGTACAGCTAGTTTTGATATTACTAGAAACGTATTAACTAAAGCTTTTAAAACTATACCTAATAGTTATACTAAATATATTTCCTCATATAATACAGATACAGTTGACTTAAACACATCTACTGTTGTAGACCATATAAGTAATAATTATTTTGTATTTACTAATAATTACAATTTTTATGATAGTAAGACTAGTAGCAATGAGAATAAAATAAAAGCGCATGCTGATTTCTTCCCGTTAAAGAACCAAGCTACTTTGCACGAATATTATTCAGAGAATAATCATTTTAACTCTCAACCTGCTCATTTAAATCGAGTTTACGAAAAAGTAAACGCTGGAACAAACCAGCAACGCGGTTATGATAAAATAGGTTTATCTTATAATATCGGTACATACGACATAGTATTTAAACCAAACAAACTTACATATTTTACTACCCCTGACTCAATGTCTCCTTATACAGTTTTAAATATAAAAGATGCAAAAATAGAAAATCTAGGAACTGTTGCAGGAGATAATCCATTAATGTCGGATAAAGTTTTTAAGCGCCGTGAGGATGTAAAAAATAATTCGTACAGTGATAATACTGATCCGGTCTATTTATGTAGTTGGTTATCTGGTAATGATATAGGAGATACAAGATGGGTAGATAGATATTATAATGCTTATGTTTCTAATTTTGCAAACGCGCTTTCTGGTACATCTTTTTATAATGTTGTAACTGCTGCAGGAGCTGAATCTACTGAAACATTTGATGTATCTTCTAGCTTAACTTTTGAACCTAATAATGATTATATTTTCTATCATATAGGTAGTAATGATTATCAAAATTTATTTAAAGCATATAATACAGTTTATAATGTTGCATCAGGAGTGGAGTATAAAAATTTTAAAGGAGTACCTACAACCCCTAACAAAGTAAAAGAAGAAGATGAATTAATTTTAAATGGAGAGAATTTCGGTAAATTTAATACTGATATTACAGGAGATTTTAGTACTAGCTTCTGGTTATACAATACAGATAATACCCAACCATTTGGTTACCAAATCGCAGGTAATTATTTTGAAGAAGGGTTTGGCATTTTTAATACTGATCTAGTTACTCCTAATATTATTCTTCCAGTAGAAAATATAGACTCTGGACTAACTAGTAAATTATTATTCCTTAATAATGACTTTGAGATATATGACGAAGTTATTGTCATGGATGGTCCTACAGAAATAGAAATACTAGGTATTGGACGTAAAGATAATTTTTCTGAATTTTATGTGTTAGGTAGTAATTATATTATATATGTTTATAATGCGAATAATAATTTAATCGGTCAGATTGATAATTTAAAAGATAATACATCTACAATAGATGACTTCGAAGTTGGAGAGGATAAGCTGCATGTATTGTTTAATCCAATTCAATCTAACCCCAACTGCTTTACCTATAACTTTAAAAATAATACAACCAGCGGCGCGGTATCTAGTACGTATGTTGATAAAATAGGAGAAAAGGGCAAAGTAGTTGAAACAAGCTCAGGTCATACTTTTTATTCTGTAGATTCAAAAACCGGTTTTGGTAATGAAATGTCTTTTAATAATTCTAGTGAGGCATATGCAGTGAGACAAAGTAATAAATCTGCAATAGGAGATACTCGTAATTATTTACAAAAAATATCCCCTAGCAATACTCTTGATTATGATAATAATAATAACCTAATAAAATCTGGTTTAAATTTAGAATCTAAAATTAACGGAGTACAGATAGATGATGATAACAATACAATTGTATTACATGATAATAATATTATCTCTATCCTAGACAGTAATCGTATTTTGAAAAGGACAAGAGAATTTTGTCAGTTAGAAAATTATCCATTCCAGCAATCATATCTAGATATGATATATGATTTTGAAGACGGAGTATATAAAAAATATATTCTTTTTGTTCAAGAGTATAATGACGGGTTCCGGTTAACAAAAATTAATGATAAATTAAAAATTATCTCTACCAAGAAATTTAAAGACCTTAATCTTGCAAGTTTAAAATTAACTAAATCTATTACTTCATTTTATTATCTCAGGAAGGTTGGCGCGAACAAAAATAGATTAAAAGTTTTATTAAAAACTAAACCTCAATTCTCTTCTTCTGGGGTAATACCAAGAACAAAGACTGAAATTGACTTTGATTATAGCCAATTAAACCCAGGTTACAACCATTTCTTTGTTAATGTATCTGTACGGAAAGGTTATATGGAATTATATGTTAATAGTAAACGTTACAGTAAAGTAGAATTTCCTGCAGGGGTATTTGCTTTAGATAATGTTTTAGGAACAGGTACTTATATTGGTGCTGTAAGTACTCCGTTCTACTTAACTCTTGCTAATAGATTATTACAACCGAAGAAGTACTTTATTAAGAATGCTAAAATAAAGAGTTTTAAAATGTATAATAAAGTAATGACATACTTTGATATGTTAGCTCATTACAATTATCACTTTGAAGATAAAAATTTAATCTGGTCTTATCCAATCGGGCAACGCACATATGTAGATACAATTGATAAGTTAATGAAGTTTAACTACCCAGAAAAAATTACTAATAACTATAAAGTTGAAATCGAAAATACTGGCATTACAGACGATAAACTCAAAGACAAGCTTAAGGATAGAATTACTGAAGAGTTACAGAAAATAACTCCATATTTTGATGAGGTAAAAGATATTGTAATATCTTAACCAAAGTAACAGACTAATTACCAGTAATAAATACTCTTTTTATATTCTCAAGATCAGCAACCATTTGTTGTGCTAATGCAATGCGTTGCGCATCTGCACTCTCCATTATTAATTGTTGACCGTTGTAAGTATGTTCTGTGACCATTTGACGATACTTAGCTATAGCGCTGTCTAGTGCAGCATATGTTTGAGTAGGTTTGGTTCTTTCGAATTCTGATGGGTTCATAAATTTTTATTATTATATTATATCCTGAACTTATTTCAAGTCAGGTTTGTCGGATAATTTATCAAGCACATTATATAAATCTATAAATTCTTTTTTGTAACGACGCTCAAATCTACGAGCATCAACTTCCCATTTATTGTAATAATATTTAGGGCGAAATTTCTCACAGTCTTCATCTGTGTAATTTAATTTACCTTCATCTACGTTGAGCATATTATCTTGTATCCAATGTCTCATTTCATGTAGTAAGTGTCCAACGAAGGTATCCATTTTTTTCTCTCTACTCCATCCAGCTTGGTTTAAATATTTGGTGATATGTAATTCGTCGAAACCAAAATAGTAACCACTACTATAATGGTCACAATTCATAATTTGTATTCGAGTTGTATCTGGTATATCAAAATCGCGAATAGAGTTGAGAAATATATTTAAACATTTTTCTACAACCTTAAAATTTATATCATGCAATTTTAACCACTTTTTGACTTTTGGTTTTGCTCTCAACTCCACCGAAATCATGTAAATATTTAGTCGAGTCAACTAGTTTATTATTACATATCATACTGCGTTTCCCAAAGGCTCTGTCCTATTTAAAACATTAACCTATATAGGATTTGGGGACAAAAAAACCCCCGTTTCCGGGGGTTGCTAGACGTTATGAGATTTATTACCCTGCGAAGGTAATTTCAGCTGATTTGACAACCGGTTTCTTGAACGTAGGTGTACCTGTAAGCAAATTTAATGCCCGGCGTTTAAACCTATCCATCTGACCACCTGGGGTATTCAAGCTACCAATTCGGTTCTGGATATAAGTGTGATTCTTATTCTCAATCGCATTAGCCATTCTAGCAGCATGCTGATGGTGATCTACATATTCGGTTACTGCATTAAATGCATCCCAGCGCGATTTTCCGAGATTACCATCTCCTCGGCTAAATAGAGTAGCAATATCATTGTGACGATTTACTGTACGCTCATCTTCATCATTCTTCATCGGATATAGTTCACCCAAGAAGTTGTAGAGCTGCTCTTTAGTAATTACTGTACTATCAAGTTTAGCAAAATCAGTATACATGTTCTTCAAACTATCAATATTCTTAGCGAATACATCCTTAACAAGATCTAACCTATTACTGTAATTCGAAAAATGCTGAATTCGATAATCTCTTGTAGACTCTTTAGTCATTGCTACGAACTGATTATTACATGCACCTCGCATTGATGTCGGGAAAATACAATTTGATATAATGCCATCATGGCCGATCAACATTGTAATCATTGAGTTAATTTTATCACCTTGACGGTTAGGTAACTCAAAGGTATAATCTTTAGGTAACTCAGCTTGCACCCAAATACGACTACCACCGCGCATAACACCAGCAGCTTTATATTCTCCACCATACATCTTACGAACTTCATCAAATGCATCGATTAATTCCTCGTTCTGGATGGGAGTATACTTTTTACCTGTAACAGTATATATATCTTTGGTTCTACTATTACGCAAACCGTAAAACCTCTTGAAACCTTCATCTCCGGTTGCTTCTCCAAGATTTACCTGCTCTACCTCAAAATCTAGTCCAGCTTTAGTGAAAAGCTCTTTTTTATTTGAGATCTGATGAACACCTTCCACTGCTATGGCTGAATGTTCGTTAATGTCCTGTAATGCTACGTTTCTATCGTTGATTCTCATAACTCCATTATTATAGACTGTCTTACTCTTCTTTGCAACTCCTTTTCTTCCGGATATAGGAGCCTTTACCCTTTTTTGGTGAATGAACCCGGGTTCCTGTGTTGAACCTTATTATTGCTCTTGGTTTTTTCATCTTTCCATACTCTTATGCGGTATCCGTCGGTGAATTGCGTAATTTTCATTTTTACTGCCATAACAGACATTATTATAGGTATTTATATGAAGACAGTCAAGCTTTTACTCTCTAGTTACACCGAACTCGTCAAGTCTAACGAATGGACCACTTTCACCAGTGGCTCTAGGGGTCCCTGTACCGTTATGCCCTGTACCTCGTTGGATTGTTGTAAATCTCGGGTCTACGGATACAGGCCATGGATATAACTCTTCAAGAAACGGAAAGGTATTGGTCTTTAAAAACATATCAGCGGCTGTAGTGGTTCTCTTTGCTTGCTCTATAAGGGCTCTAGCTCCAACAGGTTTTATTGCATATGCATGGGTACCTTTGAATTGACCCCCGGACGAAAATAGTAAATCTACACCTGTAAACTTAGGTATTTTATACTCATCATGTCCAGGTACACCTATATTAACTAATTGATTGAATCCTGTACCATCTAATATATAAGAAGGTATTTCATCAATTATAACTGCATCATGTTCAAATATAAGTATAGGTATGTTTAATTCTATAGATTTCTCCCACAATGTGAGATGAGAGAGAAAACACCCAGCTGCAGCATCTCCATGACTGTGTTGTTCTATGTCTTTAAACCCATTAATATTAATTCCTTTATTTTTTAATATTTTTAATGGGTTATGAGTAGGGGTATACGCCTCAAATGTATTAATATATAGCCCGAATTTATTACCTGTGGATATACACCTTTTCGCAGCTAATACTGATTCAGTATTTGTATTAATTGTAATTATATAACATTTAGCTAACATTTAAGATCTGCTTACATTTATTTATAAATGGTACTTGTTGTTCTGTTAGTCTAATTTGATATTGATGGTATACTGTATCTTCGAAAACAGTACCATGACCAAATTTTAAATCTAAAGAAGGGCTTTCCCAGGTAATATCATTACTTTGAGTTACATCCCAAAATTTTAATGTTTTCCCTAGCTTACGACACTGATGAGTGAAATTTTGACCAGTATCTGCATTTTTATCAGACATTAAATTAGGAGAATTACAGTCATAATATAATGACCGTTTAAACCCGAAAAAACATGGATGAATATATGCTGTGTGTTTATCTATATGAAGAGCGCACCCTTTAGCTCCACTTAATGTATTACCATCTTTAATCTGACGTAATAATATAGTATAAAAGGAACTATCAAGCGGTATACAGTCAATATCAAAAATAACTATATAATCATTAGTAGAGTCTTGTATTATTTTGTTTAATATTTCTCCATGACCATACTCATCACAATCTGCAACAATTTGGGTTATATTTAAATCAAACTTACGGAAAACTTCCTTCTGATAATATAATATCTCTTTATTTAAATCTGTTCGAGCAAAACTATATATACCTACACTCACGAGTTTATTCTCTGGATGATATTCGTAGTCGATCTCCCGGTCAACTCCGGCAAGATCTGAATATCTAATGTATGCTCTTCTAAAACCGCGCGCTCACATTCCGGCAAGGCATCTAATGAATAATCTCCACCTTTAACGTAGACGTCTGGCTTGATCGCTTCTATAAAATTGGAAACTCTTTTCTCATGGAATATTACTACTAAGTCAACATATCTAATACTTGACAATACCTTGACTCGATCCTCAAGATGATTAATGGGTCTCCCTTGTCCCTTTAGGTCTCTCACAGTTTCGTCGTCATTCACACCAACTACTAATATGTCGCCTAACTCTCTGGCTAGCTCGAGATAGGATACATGACCGGCATGAAGAATGTCAAAGCACCCGTTTGTTGCAACTATCTTCTTTCCGGCATGTACCTCCCGGAATTTTATAATATCTTCTACACCAGTAATACTATCTGGCAAGCCTAAATCAACTAACACACTCCGGCCCGTCATGTAGATTTAGATATATCTTTAAGCTTAGGTTCGGGTACTGGTGGATCTAGTCTACCAATCAATTTCTTGGCTTCTGCAACGACTTTTACGTTGATCTCCCGGATCGCTTCCGGATCATTAGCTGAAACTAGCTCTGTTCCGTGATAGATTAGCATATTTGCTAAATCCATGTAGAAACACTTATAATCTTGTTTATTTCGTGACGTTGAAGGCATCGAGTAATAATTGTAATGTATCTTTCTCCACTTCCACTACTACCTCTGGTTCGGCGGCCTCTGTGACTCCTGTAGAATCATAATCCCCATATATGTCATCTCCGTCTTCTTCGTCGAATATACTTGTATCTAGGATTGGTGATACTGCAGTAGAGGCAGACTCTAGTATGTTCTGCTTCTTAATGTCTAGGATAATTAAATTTAATAATTGATTAGTAACTAAGTCTTTCTTAGCCCTTGCTATTAAGCCTGTGCAATCTGCCTTCGAGAACACACCTTCTAGCATTTGTATAGGATTCTTTAATTGTGAGTATATTAAATGCGGTAAATATAGTTCTGTGATCTTCGCACAGTCTCTAATTACATAATATGCACCTTTCTTGAGTATCTTAACTCCTGTATCGGGTGACTTAGCAGCAACTTTAGCAGCTCTAAGTAATTTAGCCTCTTTACTCTTAGATTCCTTAAGTAGCTTCTCTTCAAATGTCATATACATTAATATTTATAACTTTGCTCGTCCTTAACCTATAATTAAAATCAATACTAGCACTTTATTGACTCCCTTTATAGTCTTCTTCATGTTACATCCAAATAATACACATATATAACTCAACACTGTCACAAATAACGCTATTGGCAATGCGATCAAGATAAAAAATGGATTAACTGGGCGATCGATTAGCTGTTCTTTGTTCTTCTCCATATATCTATTGCTTTCTTTATATCTCCTTTTGAAAATACTGATAACCTCTTGAAAGCCTCCCACCCAGGCTTAGGTTCTTTTAAAGATTTCCATGTAGCTAGGAGCTCCTGTCGTTCGTCTTGTTCATATGTATCCATTGTATCTAAGTATTTAGTAAAATTGGAGCACGTCCAGGGTACCGCCCCCTGCTTCAATGGTTTTGCAGACCACCCCGTTCACTTGCTCGGTCGACGTGCATTATAATCCTGCGATATTAAGATGGGTATATGTTGACTCAACTTGCTCCTCTGTTACATCTACCTCTTCGTTGATCTTTATATAGTCACCTATATTTCCATTATCCAGGATTCGCTCTAATTCTTGTTCTATTAAATGAGAACCTCTCTCTACCATACCTGAGTCATCTAAATCGATTGCGTATTCTAACTTGAACTCTAACATGGCTTTGCGTATCATCATCGTAAAAACCTATTATAGCTTCTCGAGAGAGTTTTGCAAAAAATATTTCCCATGCACCTCAGACCCCGGTTTACGGTACCTCTATATATACCGGATTCTCGTACTTAACTCTATAGAGAGAGAGTATAGAGAGAGAGACTATATAGCTCAATACTATATAGTCTCAATTAATAGATAGCTCTAAACTATCCTTGTTGTTGTGGGGGGATTAAGCTTGCACCTCTTGTAGTTCAGCCAATGCTTCGTCGAAGGTAGCAGCCTTAACTGGCTCTGGTTTAACTTCCATCTTCTTCTCTGCCTTCGATACTACATCATCGATTGTTACTGGCATCTCTTCTCTCTTCTTAGGTGCAGGTTTAGCTGTGTTATATACTCCATCTTCAAACCAGAAGTTAGTAACACGGCTCTTACTATTCTTCTGAAGTAACTCTTTAAGCTGCTCATCACTAATAGCATTGTCTGTATTCTTAAGATCACTTAGCGATCTACCAGCACGAAGCTGACTACATACGTACTTGCTTACATAGTTGGTAAGCAACCAATCACTACTAACTCCAAGACGCTTTGCCTTATCATTTAAGTAGTTGTGTGATGTCTTTCTAGATTGACCAGAAATGACACATGCGAGGACGGGGGCTGGGTTTTTCTTAACTGCCATAATATTAATTCCTTTCTTTTTTTAGTTTAAAGCTTTTTTCAAAAACTGCTTCTGTGGCTCAATCTCACGATGGATAGCCTTCAACATCTTCATCATTGCTCCCCATCGCTTCCAAGCATTGAGGTTCGCAATTTGTTTCTCGTTCATTTGTATGTCGCAATCAGCGTTCATTCCAATATTATATATGCTTTTCTAGAATCGTCAAGCTTTAATTTCCAGCTACCAGCTCGTCCATCATATGCTGGTTCCCAGCTGTGTATGGCATTGCCATATCATCACCACGAATGATGATCCCGAGATCATGCGTCAATGTCCTGAAGACATTTGTGTCAAGCTTGTCTCTGTTCTCGAAGACAAATCCAAAGATTCCCTTCGCCACGTTAATTGTATTTTCATTCATATCTCTCATCTTATCTATCTCAACAACACCATAATTATATATGCTTCTCTAGAT